GATTATAACCTCCTTCGTATCTAGCTCTTTTAAAAATGCCAAAAGACTTTCCGAGAAAAAGTACACTTTTTTGTGGGAAAAATACCTCCAGAAACTAGATAATAAAAAATTGGGAAAAAGGTATAGAAACCCTTTTCCCTTCAAGTAGGTATCTTACCTTTTCAGATATACATGAAGAATGTGCTAAGGAAATTATCTATGATTGACCAAAGCCCAGTTAAGTGTACTTTTTTGAAGATGAAAGGAGCATTTAAATGAGCTTAAAATGTATTTTGCAAGGTCAAGATTCGAAGAACTTGGTTACTAAGGTTGAGTTGAATGAGCATATAGCGGATAAGAATAATCCTCATGAAGTGACTGCTGAGCAAGTTGGCGCAATGCATGATTATGGTGTGATTACGCCTGAAAATTTACAAACATGGGTAAGTGAATAGAAATTTAGCGGAACATTTTTATTAACTCCATCAACTACATAGGGTGTGCCAAAAACCAGATATTGGTTTGGTGAATTTATTATTATTAGTAAAGATATTTTCAACGATTTTGCAATTTATCTTTTTACAGATGCAGAGTTTTATTGTTGTGTTACTTCTAGTGGACAATGGAGCAATTCTTGGTTACAAATTCATCCAAATAAATATCATACTAATCCTAATCTGTTAGATAATTGGTATTTTATTAATCCGGTGAACCAGAGAGGCTAGACGGAGTATACGGAGGCTGGTAAGTGCAGCATTGACAGGTGGTGGCTACAATACGATACGTCACTTAGTATTGTAGATGGTGGTGTCAAAATAAGTGGCAAATGGGATATAGAACAATTTTTTGAAAATCCTCTCCCAAATGCAACATATACATTATCTATGCTGTATAAGGATAAAATTGGAACTGATTACTTGCGCTTTATTATTGGAAATCGTTCAGATGGCGACATCAAAGGAGTGAACACCAAAAATGCAAGCGGTCTTTTGAGTTTTACAGTAACATCCGATAATATCAATAAACTTATTATTGGTTTTGTTGGTTCTTTAGACAACTCAGTTACCGTCCTTGCCGTCAAACTTGAATTAGGCGACACCCAGACTCTTGCGCACAAGGAAGGAGATACATGGGTTCTTAATGAAATTCCAGACTATGGTGAATAGTTGAGAAGATGTCAGAGGTATTGCAAAGTATATCCAGCAGAAACTATGTTACCATGTGTTGCTTTTGGAAAAAGTAACGGTTGGTATGCATCAGCAATTTTGCCATTTGATATGCGTACAAATCCAGTTAATAATTTATCTACTCCATTGTCAGCTATTTTAGTAGATTTGGATAGTGGAGATGATATACCTAGTACCATTTCTAATTGGGGTTTATTTAATGGAGGACAAAAATTACGTATATCTCCAACCTCTGGTTCATCTGATTTTACATAGTATAATACATATTCTATATAGTTAAAAGAAAATTTAATATTATCAGCAGACCTATAAAAGAGGTGAAACATTATGGAAAATCTAAACTCTAAATCAAAAGTCTATGTCTTAATAGACTCTAACAATTATATTACTTGCATCGAAGGTCAATATTCTCTTCCTTTCGATCTAACTAGCTGGATACTTATCGACGAAGGACATGGCGATAAATACAATCTTGCGTAGACTCACTATTTCAATAAACCTCTCATTACGCAAGATGGTATCTATCAATATAAACTTGTTGGTACTACTCCAATCGAAAGATCTGAGGAAGAAATCGCCGCAGAGCGAGAAACAAAAAACTTTACCAAAAATCAATAGGACAAATTAGTAGCTTTATCTACTGCTTGTAATCAAGCCATTACAAACGGTATGGATGTTGAGACAACTGAAGGTACTGAGCATTTTAGTCTCGAAGAGACCGATCAAATTAACCTAACGACTGCTGTATCCGCTATCGAACAAGGAGCCAAGGGATATCCCTACCATGCGGATAAGAAGTTATGTCGTATGTTTACAGCAGGGGAAATCAAGAGTATTGCGGAAAGTGCGACCGCGCATAAATTATATAATACCACTCTTTGTAATCACCTCTTAATGCTAGTAAGACGAGCAACTACAACCACGGAATTAGATGCAATTACTTATTCTGCGGACTGCCTTCCTATTGATCTCGCGGAGAACATGAAGAAGATTCTAGTCGCGTCTGGAGTAACTAAATAATTTTACCAAAAAATTTGGCAAAGTTGTTAAATCAGCTTTGCCAAATTTTCATTATATATTGAGGTGATAAAGGTGTTATATGGATATGCAAGAGTTTCTTCACGAGATCAGAATCTAGACCGCTAGATTATTGCATTAACCGAAGCTGGCGTAGATAAAGATAATATCTACGTCGATAAACAATCAGGTAAGGACTTTAATCGTCCAGCTTACTAGGATTTAGTGAGTATAGTTCAGCCAAATGACATGATTATTATTAAAAGTATTGATAGACTAGGCCGCAACTACTCAGAGATTCTAGAGCAATGGGGATTAATTACCAAGACTAAGAAAGTAGATATTAAAGTATTAGATATGCCATTGTTAGACACGTCGTATTGTAAAGACGTCATGGGCACATTTATCTCTGATCTTGTCTTATAGGTATTATCCTTCTAGGCTGAACAAGAGAGAACTTATATTAAACAAAGACAGGCTGAAGGAATTGCGGCCGCCAAGTCCAATGGTGTCTAGTTTGGTAGACCAAGGAAGCCTCTTCCCTTGAATTTCGAGGAATTATATCAGCGTTTCCGCAAGAATGAACCGATTACTAGACTCGCAAAGGAATGTCCAGAAATCTCAGAATCTACATTAAGGCTCCGCTTGTAGGAGAGATTTGATTTGGACAAAAAGAGATAATCATACTTCCTATTGTTTTATATACTATATACAATAAGGAGGAATTTGTATGCCAGATATTGTAATTCAAATTATCGAGGTATGTATCATTCCATTGTTCGGTATCTTAACCAAATATCTCGTAGATTTCTTAACTGCTAAGCGAGATGAGTTAAACTCTAAGACCAACAATGAGATTGCTAAGAAGTATACTGATATGATCTATCAGACTGTTGTTGATTGCGTAATCGCGACTAATCAGACTTATGTAGATAGCTTAAAGAAATCGGGCAGCTTTGACGAAGCTGCTCAGAAGGAAGCCTTTAATCGTACTATGAACGCGGTTTTGGCAATTCTAGGTGACGACGCAAAAGATTATATTCAGCAAGCAACTGGTGATTTAAATACCTATCTAACTCAGCTTATTGAGTCTGAAGTTAACAAGCATAAATAACAAGAAAAAGGGAGCCTATTAGGCTCCCTATATTTTTTTTCAAAAAAAATTGGCAAAAATTTTGGCAAAAATGTAAAATCGTCCATGGACGATTTTCATATATAAATGAAAGGTCAAAGGAAATATTTTTTAGGAGGTAAAAAGTTTTGGCAACTAATTATCCATACTATCCACAACAGCCTATGTATCCAAGACCGGGCATTCAGTATGTGGAGCAGCCCTAGCCGCAAATGGGTATTAAAGGTCGCCCAGTTTCCTCTATTGAGGAAGCTCGCGCAATCAGCATTGATTTCGATGGCTCTATCTTTTATTTCCCCGACTTGGCGAACAGACGTATTTACACTAAACAAATAAACATGGACGGTACAGCTACATTAAATGTTTATGAGTTAAAGAATGAACCAGTCATCAACTCTCCTCAGTACGTGACTAGAGAAGAGTTTGAGACTACATTAGCACAACTGAAGCAAGCTATTTCGGGCAAACAAGAACCAGTCCAAACTGCCGAACCTTAGCCAGTAGCGGCGCAACCGCAATGAGCCATCGCCACTCTAAAAAGAGAGATATGGATAGAGTGTATGGAAGAATGTATTATGAAGGTCCAGATGGTGATGTAAAAGGTCGTACACCGTGGCAAAACCGTAGTCGTGACGAGGATTGGGAGAGCTATCCTTATTATCCAGAACGTGGACGCGAGATTGATATTCGCGATTCTCGCGAAGGCCGCAGTCCAGTAACTCGTCGTATGTATATGGAATCTAAGCAACTTCATAAGGATAAAGCTGAAAAAGTCAAGGAACTTGAGAAGTATATGCAAGAACTCTCTGACGACATTGTTGAAATGATCGAAGGAGCTTCTCCAGAAGAACGTCAAGTCTTGGAGAAGAAAATGACTAGCCTAACTAATAAGATTGCTCAATTAAACCTAAATGCTTAACATTAATGGAGTGAGTTGGAGAGTATTGCTAGTACCTCCAACTTCTTCTTCTCTTGCTAGAAGCGATGGAAGTTATGCTTCTGGCGTTTGTGATAATGATACTAAATGTATCTATATTAACTAGAATTTATCCTCTTCTATGATGAAGAGAGTGTTGTGCCACGAGGTAACTCATGCTGCTATGTTCAGCTATGAGACAGAATTAACCGTTGAACAAGAGGAGCTATTATCTGATTTAATAGCTACTTATGGCGAGGAAATAATTTCCAAAACCAATGAAATATTTAAACGGTTAAAAGTAAAACGCGGGGACTTGTCTTAATTTGACAAGTCCCCGTTTTTTTATTGTGATTTAATTGGCAATTCCATAGCTAATTCATAATATTCTTTAGCTTGACCGTTTCCGCCCAGTCCAGAGTATACTCGGTAAAACTCACTTAACTAGTCATATTGATCCTATGTTATATATCCCTATTTGATATATTCTTTACATAATTGCACCAAACGGAATTTATATGATGAAACAATCAATTCCAAGTGCGAAGTTTCAATACTTTTAGTTTCCATAATGTACTTACGGAGTTCTTCAATCTCTTCCTAAATTGGCTCAATACGGGAGTCTATAGTTTTTTCTAGCTCGATATCCTTGCTTTCTGCTAATAACTTTTTGTAGTTTTTTAATTGGCTATGTAGATACTTGCAGAAAGCAAGCGCTCCCGCGGATACCAAGCCAAAAAGAATCTCAACTAAATGTTCAGTAACAAAAGTAAGCATAAAATCCTCCTTCCTTAAACCTCTCAAAGATTTTGAGAAAGTGGGAAGGAGGATTATTTTATTTAGGCCACATTTTCACCAAGCGCACTGATTTTGCTTGATATGATGCGTACCAATGCAGATAGCATCCGCGATGTCCTAAATAACATGAGCACTATAATTCTACTCTACATAGAGTTGAGCATTCTTTTTTTGCTCTGCTCTTGATCTGCCTTTAATGCTTAATGTAGATTTCCAAGATGCGGCGAGAACTGTTGAATGAGGAATATGAAGTTCTTGCAATAGTTCCGAAACAACTCCATAAACCTCCGCTAAGATCTTAAAGGTCTAGACGTTATTAGCAACATTATTCTATTGTTGAATATCTTCAAATACTACTTCGTCGATATTCTCGCTTTCAATTAAAGCCCAGATATTTTGTCGTAACTAAACTAGTCTAGTGTCGATATTAGGATCGTCCAAGGAAATCTTACCATACTTTTCTAACTTACCATCTTCAAAGATTGCCCAACCGGTAACCTTCGAAGCCTAATCTAAAGCTAAAAGGCGACTCATTACTTGCTTGTAGAACCGAAACCACCCAAACGCTCGCCGGTCGCAGAGTCATCATCGGTTACACCGTAAGTCTTAATAATACCCTGGCCAATCTTATCACCGCGCTTAAGCTGAATAGCAAAAGGAGAAAGGTTGATAAGCTGGAAGAAAATCTCGCCCTCGTTATCCGGATTATCACAATAATCAGCATCAATAATACCAACGCTATTACCCATAATCAGCCAGTGCTTAAGGGGAGTAGAACTGCGGACACTTAGTTCAAGATACTGACCTGGCTCCAGATGACACTTCATACCAGTAGATACAAGCGGAATCTTTGCCTTGAGGGCCTTAGTAATGCTTGCCATATCATCAAGAGTAAGAGGGTCGATAAAACCATAGAAGTCTTCGTGACGTTCCTTCTCGAACAAGTCGTCCTGAATCTTGGTTCTCAGGAAATCATATGGAGGAATCACAATATCCTCAGCGACTACAAAATCATAACCTGCGGAATCCGCGGTTGCTCGAGTCGGCAGAGGGAGATCAATGTCAGCAAAACGAGATACCTTCTGAAACTTAACCATTGTTTACATCCTCCATCATAATCGGCATAATGCCTTCTGGTTCTTTCTCATTGTCGATAGTAATAGTAGCAGTAACGAGCTGATATTCTTCAATAATTTCACCCTTAGCCTTAATATACTTGGTAGTATACTTAAAGCCAGTTAGCTCGCCAGTGCAATTCTTATCAAGCCATTCCCGCAGACGAAGGGCATCTTCAACCGTGGGTACGCGATATACAGTAGTTGTTTTCAAAGTATACATTATTAAATACCTTCCACTTCAATTTTTTGCTTTGTATAATTAGTTGTATTTAGCTGTTGTTTAATTTCTTCTACTAAAGAAGGTGAAGCCTCAATCTTTACAGAAAAAATATTAGTTGCATCTGCATACGCCGCGATATTAGCAGCGAGTGTTGAAGCATCAGATGGGATAGATGCTTGATTGATAATATGTCCATCTTGAAATACATAAATTGTAGAGTCTATGGCAAATGGATCATACAGAATTACCATTGTCTGATTCATACTTCAATCACTCCTTTTGTATAGTCGAACATAGCATACATTTCACAGGTCTTGCCGTTTTGAATCCAGAACTCTACCATATCCTTTTCGATCTGAATGCCTTTGAGGACGCCAAGAGTCTTTGCTACATCAATCATCTCGTAAGCCATCTTTTTAACATCATGCTCTTGATTATAGGTGTACATAGTATAATATCTACCTTCTACATTAAGCATGAGATAATATTTTGCATCGTGCTTTGTAAGAAACTCTTCTAGCTTCTCAGCTGCCTTCTGCACGTCGGCCTTAGTCATCTTAGAAAGGTTGCTATAAGCAGCCTAGTTGATTTCATATAAAGTCATACACAAATCTCCTTTTCTATTATTATAATATCATAAAACTTTAATTTTGTCAATTAAAATTGCTCCCGTAGAGTTGCCTATGAGAGTGATAATAAAGAAAGGAAACATTCTATAATCAAATGAATTAGATGCTATAAAGTAACATAGATCAGCGATACAGTGTTCTCCACCAAATAGAATAAATCCTGCTACACATACTGGAACCATATAGTAAGCCGAATTGCGGAAACAAGCTACTGCTATATACATAAACATCCCGCAAACTACTGCTTTAATAAACACTATACTCGGTAATAAAGCTAGTTTGATGGCAACTAAAGCCTGGGCTTCCGCGTTAGGAAACATCAAAAGCAAAGACGTGCCTACGCAGTTGCCGATAAGTATGGTTGTTAGCATCTTTATGTCTTGTAATGAAGAGTGATAAAATCCTATCGCGCCAGTGTATAACTTAAAATCCATATTTAATATACTTAATAATCCAATGGAGAATAAGAAAGCGCCAGCGATGCCTCCTATTTGTAGGTAAATATAGCTTGCTATTGCTATCATTATTCCTCCAAGAATTGAATTAGACAATATCTTCATTTTCTAACTCCAAATCTTCTATGTCATCCTCGTTATCTGTATCATCATAATACACTTGGCAACAACAATTAGGATGATACGGAGGGAGGATTACCTCATCTACTGGCCACTCACCTGCATATTCAGCGCAGCCGCCATCACAATCTCCGCCACTATTCTCAACAATAGCAAGTTGACTAAGTGTACCTACTTTATTAAACATAACAGCATTTTTAACAATCTGCGTTTCGTTTCTTAGTAGTTTATCATATTTATCAATTAAATATGCTTGCATCGCTGTTTTATTAGAATATTCTGATGCTTTATTCCAGTGTTCTGCGATTCTTTCATTCAAGGTTTTATTATCTTTATTATATGTTAAAGATAAAATATCCTTGACTTCAAAATCCTTTGTTCTAGAATAAATTCGTTTTAACTCACCCGAAGTTGTGCTATAAGTTTGAGCAAGGGAGTCATAAAACAACTGTTGTGTTTTATCTAATAAAGTCTTTGATTGTTCCGGTTTATTACTATATGCAATAACTTGTTGAACAATTTGATTTAGGCTGGATTCTACTCCAGCCTAAATCTTATCATTCATTGAGGCAACTTCTTTCTTGATCTACTCACGCTTCTTCATGGCACACCTCATGCAAATCAATAATACGTTGATTGCGGCTGCCGCGCATAGGTAAGGTTAAATCGCGTTCAGCTTGAATATATGGGCCATCAATCAAGAAATCCGCGTTATTAAAGATTTCTCGCATATTTAAGTCTGAGAAGATTGCGAGATTTTCATAGGTATTACCTGTCCAAATATAAATCTTAGTATCCGGTAATTCCTTCTTTACTGTTGTTACGATCAATCTAGTAAGGAAAGAGTTTTCTGGGCAAAGAGGTTCTCCGCCCATAATACAAAGATTTCTATGCACACCATTAGCGCGCAGTCCTTTAATAATGGAGTCGAGAGTTCCTTGAGTGAACTCTCTACCTCCACTGAAATCCCATGTTTCTGGATTGTGACATCCTTCACAGCGGAAAGGACAACCTTGGACAAAGAAAGATAAGCACACGCCTGGCGCGGCTGAAAAGTCATCATAAATAATTCCTGCGTACTGCATGAGTTATTCCTCCAATCGACCTGAATGTTTTACTCTATCATTGGCTTCGGCAACTTTACCCGCATTAAAGGCAGTTGTATAGTTACCGGTTAGATAGCCTGTAACACGTCGAAGCTGTTGAATATGGTGACTTCCGCAAACTGGGCAGTGATCATTAAACTCGTCCATATAACCACACTCAAGACAGGTGTCGTTAGGAACGTTAATGGCAAAATACGGAATATCATGTTCCATAGCATAAAGTACCAAAGTTTCTAGAGCGTCAATGTTATTCTTAACGCCACTATCAAGTTCAACGTAAGTAATGCAACCAGCAGAAGAATAACCTGTCAACTGGCTTTCAATATCAATCTTCTTAAAAGGTGACATCTTCTTCCATACCGGAACATGAATAGAGTTAGTGAAATAATCTCTATCACTTACGTTTGGAATTGCTCCATACTTATCCTTAAACTTCGTCATAGCAGTGTAACAGAGGTTCTCCGCAGGCGTATAATAAACGCCAAAGTTTAACTGATACTGTTGTTTAAAAGTCGCACATCTATCTTGGAAGAGCTGCTCAATCTTCTTAGCTAGTTCCATACCCTGCGAAGTAGTATGATCCTGACCAATAAGAATTTGTAGCGTTTCTGCAAGACCTAATTGACCAATAGCAAGAGTACCATGCTTTAATGCACTACGGGTTGTCTTGCCATCATAGCCAGCCATTACGCCATTTTCATACATGAACTTCGCGGATTCCGCAGGCTGAGAGCAGATATAATCAAATCGTTCTAGAAGCATATCCTTAGCTTCATGAATTTTCTGGTCAAGTAGAGACATAAAACAATCAATGGCGTTTGCGTCAGGGTATGCGGCATTTGCTGCTTCTTTTGCTTCCATAGCAAGAGTAGGCATGATGATAGTTACAGGGCAGATATTACCTCTACCATCTTTTGTTTGACCCATGCCATTAATATCCCAACCATTCGCGGTGCGGCAACCCATCGTGCTAAAATAGGTCTTGGGATCATTCGGGTCATATCCTGCGTTACCAGACCAATCAACGTTAGCATAGTTAGGATAGAGTCTAGTTGCAGTAGATCTTAGAGCCAGTCTGAACAAATCATAGTTCGGATCACCTGGCTTTTGATTGACACCTTTCATACATTGGAAGATACCACATGGGAAGATAGAAGTTTTATGTAGTTTACCGAGTCCCTCAATAGAGACATCAAGTAATGCTTTAATTACCATTCTACCTTCGGGCAAAGTGCAAGTGCCATAGTTAATAGATGTGAATGGCAGCTGATTACCAGAGCGAGACTGAAGAGTATTAAGATTATGATACATACCTTCTACAGCTTGATGCACTTCTTTAATAGTCATATCCAGAGCATATTGATATGCTTTATCATAAATCATATATTCATTATCTTCAATTCCAGCAGTATCTGGGATATGGTCAAACAGCTCTTTATCGGAGACATTCTCAATATACTTTAAACCTTCAATATAGTGTTTTCTAAAACTCTTTCTCACATAAGGAACCATTGTCCAATCAAGGTGGGTAGCACTTACTCCACCAAATTGCTGGAGAGATTCAAGCTGGAAAATCACTGCTACCAACTGAAACGCAGTATTCACTGAGCCTGCGGGTCTTACATCAGTTTGTCTAGTGTTAAATCCATCAGCAAGCAAGTGATCAAAAGGAATAGATAGACAGTTGTGCATACCAACTGCATATGCGGATAAATCATGGATATAAATTTCGTTATTGCGGTGATTATTGCGAGCCATATCAGATACACAATAATCAAGCGCATATTTCTTCATCTGAAGGTCTGAACTTGCGCCAACACGACCTCCAAACGATAGCTCATCAACATTAGCATTTTGTCGTTCAATAGAAGAGCCGCTAACTTTTTCAGAGAATGCTTGAATAAAGTCATCATTACTAGAGCGTACCATTTCTCTCTTATATCTATATCTGATATAAGCCTTGGCAACATCTTTTCTTTCAGAGCGCATTAAGAAATTCTCAATCATATCTTGAATTTCTTCAACCGAGATAATATCATCCGCAGTCTTTACGCTATATTTAATTTCATCGGCAATATCTTTCGCCGTATCTTCTTCATACAGAATGCCATCAACCTCGATAAAAGCCTTGTTGATAGCATTTACAATTCTTTGCTTATCAAATGGTACAAGGATACCATTTCTTTTCTTTACTTGTAGCAATAGAAACACCCCTTGTATTTATTTTTTAGACGGATACTATATTTGGTATTTTTGATAGGCAAATTTAACAAAACTGCCCAGCGATAAGATCAATAGCTTGAAAAAAGTTTCCTATATCTTGGTTTGCAAGTACCTGATAATCAATATCCGTTAGATCGCTAAAATCTTGCTCGTCTGCGGAAAAGCGTCGAATAATTTCTTTAACATCTGGATCCTCTTCTCTTTTAAGCTGACGAAGCAAACGCTCTTTATCGCTAGCCTGTACATAATATACGGTTAAGTCAATAAGACCATCCTCCATAAGACAACGGATACCTTCTGGATTAAAGACACCAACATTGATTTTGTCTTTTGATAAACTCGATAAAGCAGTGCCATAATGCCAGCCATTAAACTCTGTCGCTTCTAGCATATCACCATTTAATACCTTGGTAGTAAATTCATCCACTGTCAAGAAATAATAGTTAACGCCATAGCGCTCTCCCTGTCGTGCAGGACGAGTAGTGCAACTAATGATCTCGTTAAATTTATCGGGGTAACGTTTAACGAGAGCGTGAAGGATACTATCCTTCCCGCTTCCCGCCTTGCCGCAAATAGCAATTATTTTAGTTTTCTCCATTATCTTCTTCCTCTCCTGTTGCTCGCTCGCTTCTAAGGATAAGCGAACCATCTGCTAATACCTCGTCAATATGATACAACTGATGTCTACCAGAACTTGCATACTTCTTGGTTACAAATTCATCACCACGACGAATACCCTGTACAACAATCATATTACCGCGATTGAACCAAGATTTCTCAATGACAGTCTTAGTACCATCACTATTTCGGCGGAATGTCTGTCTATCAAACAGCGAAAAATATTCCTGTCTAAACTTAACAGATACTACGCCAGTCGTTGTCAAGAGATATACAACACTCTTGGTTTTATTCTTTGCAATACAAGTTCCGCAAATGCGGTTGAGCTTGTAAATTGGAATAAGAGATGCGCCTTTCTTGAAAGTCTTCTCAATAATCGGTTCCTCAGGAAGAGAAAAGAAGTTAACTAAACCATACTTAGCAGTATTTACATTACTTAATTCATGGTCGTGATAATAGAAGCAAAGAACTTCCATTTCCCAAGACGAGATGTTGCCACTAGCATACTTCTCCCAATCTTGCATAAAGATACGAGAGTTCAACTCATCAAGAATACTATCCTTATTCTCTTTAATCCAATCTCTAAAAATATCCATATAACTCTGATAAACTTTATCCCAAGCCTTAATATTGATATACCAAGACTCGAGTTCACCATCAAGAAGTCCTTCACAATCAATCTCAGTCAAGAAATTAATCGCTCTTACATCAAGATGGTATCTCTCATGGTCAAATGGATCTTTACATTCAGCCTTTAAATATCTATTAAACTCAAATACTCGCTTTGGTAAAGCAAAAGTATCATTCTTTGGAATTAAATCATAACGAATAAGACCCGGCATATTCTGCAAAGTTAATCGTTTCTTTTTGTCGCAAGTTAGCCACAAATATTCTACCATAGTCTTCTTGCGGTCTTTGAATTGATCGAACGCACCACCCTTAATAAGAGCAATCATAGCTTGCTTATTAGGAGCTATTCTATAATAGAAATCTATCATAGATGCATATGGGCGATTTGCAATAATAGTCTTAATCAAATCGTTATTGACATTTGTTAAACCCTTTAAGCCAAACAAAATCTGATTATTCTCTGTATCGGGTTTAAAGCCAAGCTCAGAATGGTTAATATCAACAAGAGATACCTTAATACCCTTGTTACGAATTTCGCCAATCGCCTTTGCTAACTTTGTATAATCTGACTGCTCGCTCTCATTTTCATCAATAGCACCACTATTAACGATAAGATATGCCGTATTCCAATACACAGGATTGAAATGTGTAGCAAGATAAAGAGTCTGCATACCAACGAAGCTATAAGCAAGAGCATGAATAACGGAAAAACTATCGTGTTTACCCACTATTTCTAGTGGCACAGACTATCTTTTACTATTAGCTTTTAACTAATAGGATACCATTTCGGTTTTCAGTTGCTTCGTTTCCTAAAACAACGCTACGTACCAATAGTAGCCCTACTCCCAGTCTAACCCGGGATAGTCGTTACAGGTTTCTTAAAGGATAAACAAGGTTATTATCTTTGAATGACTCTCCAATATTTATTCTTCTAACAGTTTCTTTAGAAGAACCATATAAATCAATTATTTCTTGGTAGGTCATATCAGTATGAAGCAGCGCATCTTTTATCTTGTCTGCCCTTATCGCTCTAACGTCTCTTTTTCGAATGGGATAAGTTGGATATAATCCTTTTTTTAATGTTCCAGCATTTATTTTCTTTACTGTGGAATATCCCATATCAAGTTGTTTAGCAATTTCTGCTAAAGATAAAGTAGAATTCGTTAGTAGTTCAATTAATTCGTCATAATCTGAATCATTCTTGTAATATTTATAGAGAGGATAATTTTGATTTTTGTCATAGAAATACAATCCATTATTGATGCTTGAAATAAATGAAGCACTAATATTATACTTCTATTCTAACTCATAATAAGGAATACCTTCCTAGATTTCTTTTTTCAAAGAAGCTATTTGATCTTGTGATAAAATAGAATTTCTAATTCTACTACCACCGCCAAGATCAGAATTATATCCCTCTCCATCTCCTCTAAAACTATTCTTTTCTTTTATCCAAAACTGTTCTCTTTCATTCACAATATTTATATCATCTGTATAAATCTATTCTAAAACTTCAATTTCAAAATTGTCTATACCATATTGACGCATTTTACTGTGAATTAAATCGTTATAAGAACTAGATTTAGAGTTTAAAGCACAAGAACGATGTTCTCTTATACGACGTTTTAAATTATTTGTTTGGCCAACATATTTGTGACCATTTATCTTGTTTGTGTAACAATATATGTAATACATTATATACCTCCATAGCATAATGTATTACCATGTTATCCTTTAAGACTTCCCACGGGATTATCATGGCAACACAGTTAGGATACTTTTTATATCCTCTATGTTACTTTAGAATTCCCCGTTAGCAATTAACAATTTTTGTCCAAAATTTTTAATTACCCTCGTGGTAAGCGAGTAAAATATCTAGGGGCAAGCATTTCACCCCATCTGCGGACCGAGACCAAATTTCCAGACATACTTACCTAGCTTCTCGGATTTCGCCGTATCCAAAACTTTCTGATGAAGCTCTGGAATTTTATTCATCTGTTTCTTACCAACAATCTTTCTTGCGGCATTCGCTTCAGCCAGACTAAAGTTACAAATATCTGGATCCCGCAACATTTTCATTAGCTGCTCCTGAGAAGGAGGCACACCATAAGAAGATAAAAAGTAAGGTTCCAAAGTTTTCTGTTCTTGTTTAGTCAAGCCATTATTGTCCATCTCTTTATACCAAAGAGAAATATCATGCTTATAACGAACATACTTTTCCATCGGAGTTTCTGCGCCCGGTTCAGAAGCCATAAGACGCATCAAACCATTGGCATCCGCCATCTCTAACGGGTTATGCGGACGAATTTTCTTAGCTGCCTGTGCGCCTACTGCGCTATCAAACTGAAAACAACCAATTACATCATTGTTAGCCAGAGCGTTCCACATAGCTTCATCATCTTGCGGCAGGATAGATGGATGTAGATACTTATTATAGACCTCTCTAAGAGTTAAGTTTTGCTCAATAACTTTATCTGCTTGAAGCAGTTCAATGGTCTGAATGATAATATCCTGTACACTTGTTAGCAGGAAGTCATACTTTACGGAACCTGCGGCCTCTTGGTCATGCAGATCCCACTGTGTAATTAACGCGCCCTTAGGAGTTCGCATAACCGCGGCAGAGTCATAGATGTTTTCATCAAAAAGGATAACGCCAGAAGCGTGACTACTTCTTTTATTAACCATGCCTTGAATACGAATAATAATATCAAGCAAGCCTTCATACTGCGAAACCGCGGTTACAAATGCTTTAACAGGCTTTCTGCCTTTCTCTTGATTACCATTTACAACATCTTCAATCGGCCACAGGAAACCGCGCTCTTGAGGAATCAAAGAACTCAAGTATTGTGCTTCATCAACATCAATACCGTCGGGATATTCCTCAGAACGATAACCTCTACACGCAGTCAAGATTGCAGATTTTGTACCCTCTGTACCGAAAGTGCAAACCTGAATAAGACCAAGTTCTCCTCTTTCCTTGCGGATTTCGGCAAAAATCTTCTGAATTTTAGACGGCGCCAAGTCAAGATCAATATCGCCTAACTCAACACGTTCATCGTTAATGTAACGCCAGAAAGGTAAGTCCCACTCGAGGGGATCAAGCTGAGTAATACCAAGGAGATAATGGTTTAAAGCTGCACACGCAGAACCACGACCTGCGCCGACTGTACTGCCGCAATTCCAGAACAAATCTACATAGTGCTTCAATGTATTAGGATATGCGAACATACAAGTCTGCAATTTCTCGCCAATGACTCTCTTTACTCTTGCTTCTTCTTCGAGTCTTTCCCAATACTCTTTCTTGTGGATAAGACCTTTCTCCTGCATTGCAATGATGCACTCCTGAATCCAATATTTCTCTTGCTCGTTATCAGATTCAATCAAGGAAGTTAGTACCTTATAATCATCACGGAAAGTATCCATCATATCCGCGGGAACGCGAGACCAGTCGCTGCAATTATAATGAGTTACTGCTACTTCTGGGACAGACTGATGCTTCTCAAGAGAATAAAACTCAATCTTATCCTTGATCTCATTAGAATTGTCATAGATAGAGTAAACTGTATCTAAGTCAAAGCTAGACAAAAGTAAATCAGTTGTCTCTTGTTCAGTCATAAGATATGTGAATTCATAGAATGAATCAACTTCTCGCTCACCACCCTTAGAATTAAGATAAGACTTGTGAACATATCTATCTTCTTTAGTTAGATAATGAGCATCCGTACCAACGCACATCTTTACATCAAATACTTGGGCAATTTTGAGCATTCTCTTGTTTGCAGTAACCTGATCACTGTTGCTTGCAGGAGCACACTCAACATAGAAGTTATCCTTGCCAAAAACGCTAATACAAAATTCCATAAAGTCAATAATCTGTCTATGGTAACGATACGCATTATCAGTATCATTAGCTTTTTCGCAAGCATCGAGGTTAAGAATAGAATTACCTAATTCACCACCAATACACGCAGTCGTGCCGATAATGTCTCCCTTAAATCTCTGCATAACTTCCTGTAATTCTGATTTCAAAAGCGGGACTCGTTCCATACCACGATCATAGTAACTATTAGTCCACGCAATAGAAGACAGCTCTTTAAGACCTCTGTATCCATGCTCATTCTTTGCAAGCAAAATAAAATGATAATACTTTTGTCCCATATCTCGAGTATCGGTAAGATAAATCTCATTACCCAATGCTACAGTAAACTCAGGATGAGTTTCCTGAAGTTTCTTTGCATACTTATTTACTCGCATATGTGAACTTAAGGATTCGTGATCTGTGATGGCAATACCAGTCAAACCAAGCTCAATAGCCTTATCAATTAGCTCTTCTGGATGATTGATACAATCGAGAAGGCGCAAATTACTATACTCAGTATGAGCATGGTTGTTAAAATAACTCATACACTTCCTCCTTTAATCTTTCTATAATAATTATATCATATTTTATAATAAAAAGCAATTCATCAATCTTTCAACACCAAAGTTAATTTCTGCGCCGCACGAGTACAAGCTGTGTAAAGCCACCGAGCATGATCTGCTTGTCTTAATACTTCCTCGACTACTAATACCTTATCATACTCGCTACCTTGGGATTTATGAGTCGTGATACAATAGCCATAGTCAAATTGCTCCGGTCGCAACTGCTTAGGAAACAGTCGAAAGTTTTCTCGATTTACTGTTGTTTCTTTGGTGGTAATAAGTTTCCAATCCATCAAGAGGTCATGAAATGTCTGATCTCTCTTATCAGCATTATCAATCGTCTCAGGGGTAAAATCAATTAAACACATAGGATTAAGCCACTTATTTGGGACGGTAGCAATCTTATCAATAGTACCAATAGTGCCATTGACGAGAGCGTCTCCAGTCTCAGTAATCTTATCCCAGTTGTTTTTAAGACAAATAACTTTATCTCCAACAATAGGATTAGGAATGTCTTCACCATAGCGCATATTGCGGTAATAATTATTTAATGTATGACGAGTAATATTTTTCCCGCAAAGAATCTGATCTGCCCATGTAAACATACCGTCACACATCTCTCTATGACGCACAATATTGATTTCAGTGCCTTTATAAGGCTTGATAAGTTTACCTTCTCGAATATCTGCGGACAGACGAATAATCTCGCTTTCTGCAGCCTGGCGCATAATTTCATCGAGGAAGATGTGCGGACGTTCAAGAATGCCATTTTCTTCGCCAATAGGCGGTAACTGACCGGGATCGCCGCAAGCAATTACATAAATGCCATGCGACAGCAGCAAATTCCACATAGGCTTAGGTAGCATAGATACCTCGTCAACTACGATAATATCATAATCAGAAATATTATCTTTAGGGATATGAATAAAGCTGCCATCTGCGCGCGGAACAGATTTATACAAGAGTCTATGTGCAGTCATAGCAGTGGGACAACCCTTATTTCTTAGTACCTGTGCAGCTTTGCCGGTATAAGCGATATATCCAACTCTTTCGGGATCAATATCGAGAGCGGAGATAATAAACTTGATAAGAGTAGATTTACCTGTTCCTGCTTTCAGGCGTAGCCAGCGATCACGGTATAATTTTCGTTTGCGTGATATCTGGCTACAGCAATTTTCAAACCCTCTTCTTGTTTTTTAGTTAATTCCATCGGGTTTTACTTCCTCCTTTTCTTTTAAATTTAATTCATCTATTGTCCACATATTATCATGCAATTCTTTATGACAATTAGAACATAATAATATACATTTTTTACTTTCTTCAACTGCTTCTTGCAACTTAAAGTGGTCATTACTTATAGTAAAATCCTTTTGTGATGGGTCTAAATGATGAAATTCTAATGCTTTTAGGCATTTACTATAGCCGCATCTTACACATTGACCTCCGCGTTGCTATTTTATTTTAGACAGAAAGGCCCCTCTTGTTAGCTAAATTCCTTCTGACATACAGTCATAACAACAACTTCTCTAATTAGCCGCAGCACTTTTAGGGGTGAAAGTTTTTCCACATATAGGGCATTTTTTTTCTTTCAGACCCGAGGCTCCTGTAATTTTTCTCTCTTGATTACGTTGCTTTCTAGCTTGATACATACAAGCATCACTACAATATTTTTTTGTGGATTTTATAGCTTCAAACTCTTTTCCACAAACTGTGCATATATTTGTCATAAAAATCATTCCTTCTATATATAGTAACTTATCAGATTCTATAATATATAGAAATATATGTAGATAAATTTACTTGATTTGTCCAAGGGTTTTATCAAACTGCGTACCACTAATTACAGTATATGCTTCTCCGTTATGGTATCTATCAACGGCAATCTTGAGTCCTTCCTCTTGTTTACGTGTTAGTTCCATTTTCCTTCTCCTTAATTGCTGCATCTACTTTAGCTTTTAAATTATATAAATGCTCCAATCCCACATCATAAAGTAATCTGGTATCCATCGGCAATGTAATCAAATCGCCATTTAGTTCATGTGAGAGTTGCTTATGTAGTTGTGCCATTTCTGAAATATTCATGCTAGTTAAATCTACATATAAAATATTCATACCGCTTTTCCTTTCAAAAAATAGTAAACCCTATTTTGGTTTCTGCGGACGACCGTCTAGGTGCCGGGCCAGTCCGCAGTTTCCATCAATCTATTTAAAAGAAATACTCTTGACGATTTATGATTTCATAGTTCTGAATAATTAGCTGTGGTGTCACGCTATTGAAATACTTGTTTACCTCCGCCTTGCCAACGAGATTAATTGTAACACAACCATTCTCGCTAAACAAACTTTCTAGTTCTTCTTCGCTAGACTTAAACTTGATACAGGTTACTCCATTAGATAACTGTATCTTTAAAGTGGGATTTCGATCTCTAGACATTAAGGTAATCATATCTTTAGTGATAGATAAATGTTCTACCGCGATAAGCGGCTCATCTACATTCTGTCCCCAAAGATTCTTCATATTACCCAGCTCTAAGATTTCTTTAGGTCTAATATCATTGGCTGAATGAATAAAGTCTACCTTGTAGCTAGGTGAGAACTCAATATCTTTAAGAGTTGTATCTGCGTACTCAACAAAAGCATCAAAATTTTCATCTAAGATACCAAAGCCAAACGCATTAGGATGTCCTTCCGCGAGATAGATTAAACCGCTGTCTCGGCAGAAACCTCTAAAATCATTGAGTTTAGATTTCTCATATCCTCGTGCAGAGCCACTCCAAGCCTTTTTACCATCTTCATCTACTTCAACAAGTAGAGCAACAGGACGTTGGTATTCTGCCATTAACTTGTTGGCAATTAGACCGGTAATACCTCTATCAAAAGATGGATGTTCTAACTTAACAAGTAAGATTTTATGATCTAAAAGATTATTTTCTTTGATAATACTTTTAACCTGTTCAACTGCGGCATCTTGGTTCCTAGTCTGGCGGTTTTTAACATTAGTGCAAGTCCGCAAACTTTGGTCTAATCTTGTCTCTTGCTGGCCAGCGCATCCTCGTTTAGTAGAGGGCACCAGATCAAAGGCTTTCCAATTCAACATAGATTCGAATAATAAAGTCTTTTCTTCTAACGTGCCTACTCGCGTAATCGAGTTAATTAAAGGAACAATGTAGAACGCTACGCCTATTGGAGTGGGATTGTCACCTAATTGATAATGGTTTTTTTCTGCCATACCCTTGATAAAAGGATTTTGAAGCTGACTTAAACCAGTTTGAACAAGATAATGGGTTTCAAAATCTCGCAAATCCATCATATCTCCAACAAGACCAACTGCAACCATATCTAAGAACTGATCTGCCTTTTGTTCACTGGTTGGAAGTAAAGAATCAATAAACTGGCATAACTTATACACAACACCAACACCAGATAATGACTTAGTTGGATAATCACATAACTGATTATTTACAATACACGCATATTCAGAAATCTTTTCTGCTTGGTGGTGATCCAGTACAAGAACTTCAACTCCTTTATTATGCAACATCTTATGAATATCATAATCATTTGAACTCGAGTCTGGAGCAATTACCAGTGTTGTTTCTGGTGGAATAAGAGCTGGATTAATTCCGTGCATTTTGCCATTATGGAAACTATAAGAGATATGCTCAATAGCAGATGGAATAATTGCATGAATGTAATTCAATAGTAAGGCTGCTGAAGTATAGCCATCGCAATCACTATCTACTTGCACATGAATATGGAAACCATCTTTATGTAACTGGTTAAACAGCATCTTAGCGGCTTGTTCTATATTATCTAATAGCAGTGGAGATAAGTTATCTTCCTCTGTTACATTAAGATAATGAGCGATGTCTTCAAACTTAATACCTCGATTAGTAAGAACCTATTCAATCGCTGAATAGTTTTCTTGAATAGGTTTGATTAACTGATAATCCATGATTAACCTCCTTAATTTTTAGGAATAATTCGCGAAGCTAATAGCTTCTCAAAGACTTCCGGACCTTCATCTATCGGACTCGCCTTATAAGGAGAAATCATAGCTTTATCGAATATAGCGGTTACTCTAATAGAGTTATTATACTTGTTATAGAAATGAATTAATTTAGCTTTTAATCGCTTAAACTCGTCATCTCCAATTTCTTGGAATTGTCGATCAAGAGCAATTACAATATCTCTCGCTCCAACCTGCTTTAATAAATCAACTTGATAGCTTGATAAGCTACTTCCGCAAATTGCCACAGAAATATCATTCTCATGACCATAGTAAGACTGATACATAAGGCAAGATTTCTCAGACTCGAAGATAATCGCTGCGTGCATCTTAGCAATATTATCTTTACTATTGTTGAGATTATATAGATTCATACTAAGAGGATGATTATACAGCTTCTTGCCAATCAATAGAGGTCTATACTTGCCATATCGTTCAGCTTCATCTTCTGCTAATGAACGACCTCTTATGCCAATTAAACGATTATTAATGTCGAAGTGCGGGATTGTGATCTGCTCACCGCCAGGATAGTAGCCAATAAGATTCTTCTTGCTCACCTCATCGCTAATTCCTTCTTGTTCCCAACTTTCTATTCTTGGATAGGCGAAACGACTAAGAATAATTGGGTCATATTCTTTTAGTTGATTGGTAGATTTTTTTTCTGCCATCCGCAAATTATGTCGCTTAAACACTTCCCAATCTTTCAGTTCTGGCTGTTCGTCATCTCGTTGTTCTACACCGTCAAAGCCAAAGTATGATGCAATATAATCCATTGCATCATACATCTCCCACTTCAAGTCCTTTTGATTTTTCATTACCTTAATACACAAATCAAAAATATCGAAGGTAGGATCTACACACCCAGTGTAGCATCTGAACAATCTTGTATTTGTGTAATAATAGAGCTTGCGAGAACCCTCTCCCGGCAGATTATGACAGATAGTTTGGGAGATAAGCCCGCCATCTGTATATTCAGGCTCACCTCCCCAGGCTTCAATTAAATCATATATCTGTTCAAGTTCAAGTTTCTCCTTTAGCTCGTCTTTATCATAGTAACGCGACATCAGTCTACAATAGAAAGACGAGTTACAGTGCCACGCAGACCATAAGATGTGTTGATAATCTCCATGACATACTGATACGGATTCTTCTTTGCGTCTGCGCCCTTACGAGTTGCAACGAGTGCGTCAAACTGCTTCTTATTCATCTGATAACCGATCTTCATAATTTTCTCTCCTTAATTTTTATTATCCCATGCACTGGGTTCATCGTCTATAATAACCCGCAGATCCTCGATGCCTACCATCTCGTGATGCCAAGTGGTACAGAACTGAGGATGAATACGACAAGTTCCTAAGTCTGCGGTACACCATAGGAATACTCCTTTATAGGCTCCTCGTCTATTTTTATATACTGACATTTTAATATTTGGTCTTTGAAGATTTGGATTTGCTTCCAAAATAGGCTCTAGCTTTACCAAGTCTTCCTCTGACACGCCTAACAAAATCATACCTACGTCAATTCTATCTGCGATACTTTTAGCACCACGCAACAAGTTCTGATCTGGGGTTTCACTATCTTTATAATCACCATTTAGCTGAGTAGCTGACATAATAAAGACACCATACTTATTCGCCAAATCTTTTAGTCGAGCAGATAACATAAACAGGATATTATCTTCTCTTAATCGAACTCCGCCACTTCTTCGTGAAATTTCTTCTAGAATTTTTAGCGAGGTCTGAATATAATCAAACAAGACGTATTTCACATCATGCTCGCGAATATTCTTCTTAATTTTGTTTTCGACATCCTGCAACGAGAAATCCGGCAATTCTTCAACCCAAATTGGACTTTCTTGAATAATCTTACCGGCTTCTACTACGCGTTCTCTTTCTCCTTCAAGATACTGACCATTTAAGATATGATCCTCATTAACAGAAGAAAGAAAAGCTAACATCATAGTTTGAACCTCTTCTTTATCTTGCTCTGTTGCAATAAATAAAGTAGGTTGTGATGCACCATTTTTTATCCAACCAAATTGTTCGTGATAAATTCTATTACAAGCGAAGTTACAGGCATCCGCAATTAGACTTCGTGTCTTACCAATACCAGTAGCCGCAGATCGTAAGTAAAACTTCTTTAATCTTGCACCTCTTGTTACCGTGTTGATAAGTGGTCCATAAAGAGGAATACCGACTTCAGGATGCTCTTCCAAACGCTCGATCAAATCTATAATACCATCGCCTGCCTGGTATCCCAAGCCTAAATCATCTTCGATATATTTGCTTTTGATTTCATCAATGCGTTTATCAATAGTAGTAGCTATATCAGTCAATGAAGTTGCATCAAGCCAATCCTCTTGTCGTTGGCGCTTCTTAGTATCGAGTAGATTATCTGGATCGTAAAGCTCGCTTACATTTACGCCATAACTATCATATGCTCGCAGCAATGAAAACTTCTTCATTCTGCTATAATAGTAATTGAAAGTATCCTGTCGAGCATTCTGTGATGCTTCTAGAAGATATTCAACGCCTTTATTCTGCTTAAAAATAGCGTCAAATTTCGGTCGATTCGCAAGATAATCAATAATTGCGTCAATATTCACCTGGCTTCCTGTCTGATGAATATTATACATACTACCGAATACAATCTTGTGGAAGTTCTCTACAAAGTCATCTTCGTGGATTATATACTTATCTGTATCATCGAGAATCGCGGCATTATTAAAGACACATCCAATGATTTGAGTGATAGCAGCAGTATCAACAAAGCTACTATTCATGTATCTTCCTCCTGTTCATCTAAGAATGTAAATAATTGCCGCGTATGCTTCATCGGTTCTCGCTTAGGAGGAACAATGTGAACTTCTCTTACTGGCAAATTATATTTCTGAATTTCTACTCCTTGATTGCGTTGCTTAGCTTCCCATAAAGCTCTCCAATAATTGAACGCTTCATCATAGACATATGGGATAATACCGATACCACCATTAGCTTTTTCGATCGAGTTTCCTCGTATCTCAAAGAAATACTTCAATGTCTTTCTCATGCCAGAATAGGTATAATTATTATCCTTTCTAAAGGTCTCCATCTGTTTTCTAATTTTAACAGAGATACTGTTAATTCCAAATAAGCTCTTGATATATGTTTCTAATTCTTTCTTATCTTTCTCTTCTTGACTTTGATTTTCTTCTACGCTCTTCGCGCACGATTCATGAGCGTAACGTCTAGGATTTGGTTTCACAAATGGTTCCATATTAGCGTCAAACATTTTGCCACAATATAAACATTTGACCATATGCTTTGCCATAATATTACGCTCCTTTCTTTATTACTTTTCTATATATATTATATCAAATTTATGATAAAAAATCAAAGGAGAGTATTATTTATAATACTCTCCTTTATATTAGCCAGCGATCAGAAGCTCCAAGTCGTGAACAATAAGATCAATCTGTTCAGCTTGCTCAGGAGAACATTCTCCGACTTTCTTTCCTTTACCGAGATACTTGTCAACAATAGCTGTAATCTTTGCGGCATTGGACTGATTTGCAGACATCAGCTCACCAACAAGCTCCTGAAAACGAGCTGTCAGTTGGTCAAAATCATAAGCAACATCTTCCGTAACAACCTGTGTTGCTTCGTTAGAGATGAACTTACCACCGGTTTCTTCTGCCTGCTTGTCAATAGCTCCCGCGATCGCACTTACTAAGTTATCGTAAGTAAATTCAATAGAATTGGGGATATACTTGAAACGAGAACCTGCTACGTAACGAGGAGTACCTCTCATAAAGAGGCGAGTTTGGACACCTTCATCAGTATTTACGGAAGTAGAATAACCAATGATGTCACAAGTTCTTTCGCAAATCAAACGACCTCTCTTATCAAGAGTAGGAACAATCTGATTATACTCATTGCCTTCCTCGTCTTTAAATACCTTATCGGTAGAGTGAGAAATAAGAATTAGACCATAATTCAACTGGAGAATCTTGCGGATCGCCTCGTCAAATTCGGTACCAACCATGGAATAACCCTTACCATAAGCAAGGTCGGCGATGGTATCAACGCCTTCGCGGTTGCAAATATACTTCTCGCAATAGCTGTAAGCAATATCCGCGGTGTCGATAACAATGGTCTGGAACTTCTCCTGTACTTCTGGAGTTTTTAACTCTGTAAATAGCTTCTTAAATTCGCCCCAGCTATTGATCGGCTGGGCGTATACACCTGGCAGTGCATTATAACCTTTCTCAAAAGCGAGAAGCAGTGCTCCCGGAAACTTACTGGCAATCGTAGTCTTACCAGACTTAGGAGTGCCATAGAACAAAACGGAATATCCTCTTAGATCTCTTGATACTTCATGCGGTTTAAGGTCTAGCAAACTCATAAATGATTTTTCTCCTTTATATATTCTTTTATTTAATGAGGAATTAAAAGGGGGTAGATTAACTACCCCTTATTCAATTAGAAGTTGTAGTCGCCCTTCGCAGGAGTTGCAGCCTTAGTTGCGCCACCGGTCAATGCGTTACCACGAGAAGCCTGATACTCGTCCTGACGTCGCTTGATTTCAGCAAGGTGAACCTCACGGTTAGAAATCATTTCAGCAAACTCGGATGCGAGCAGGGTATCTTCGCTATCCCACTCATAAATTTCTGGCTGTGCCCAGTTGATTACCAGATCACGCTGAGAAGAACGGCTTTCCTTGACGATTGCCTCGCCAAAAGCGTTTTCCTCCTCAATCTTACGAACAATAGTTCGAGATACCTGAATACCCTGAACACGAGTAAATACCGGATTGCTACTAGAAGCACCGAGATTTTCAAAGTAATCAAGCGCCTTTGCTGGAGCATGAGGCTCGTAAACACTGAACTCAACAGGGAGCAGTGCATTGCGGAAATCAAATACACAACCCTTAACAATTACCTTTTCCGGAGTATTGCGCTCTTCATCTGCCTCAATGCGACGAACATTGGTAATTACCATATCAGTGTTGAAAGTTGCGCGGCTCTTCGGCTCACACAGCTCCTGTACCTGATGAACAAAGCCACCCTCATTGCGGCGAATAGAGACGAGCTTGTCATCCTTATCATACCACTCATTCAGACCAATGGCAGTATCAATACGAACCTTACCCGCATTTTCCTTACCATGTTCCATAACAGAACCAATCTTACCACTGATGATAGACTGAAGAACATTGAAAGTGTTGTTGGGCTTACCCTTGGCAGTTACCGCAGTAACATAAGTGAAATGAGTCTGCACGACATTGAGCAGTTCATCGTCTGTTGCAACACTCAAAATACCGCTAATAAACTCAGTACCCGGATTCTTAGAGTTTGGGCCACTCTTCTTCATTTCCAGCTTGTGCTCGTAAACATAACCCTCTACGTGGGACTCATTCTTCATTTTCTTAGCCATTCTTATTATTCTCCTTTTAATTCTCGTTCAAATTGTTTTTATAGCTGTTAATATCAAAGTTCTTACCTTTTTCAGTCAAGCTATAAATGACAGGGTTCTTGCCATACTTATCTACAAATCCATCAGTTACGAGCTTTCGAATAGCTCCAGAGATCTTACGAGATGAAATAACCATTCCATCTGCAATATCTTTTGCTTTCCAACTTGTGACATCACAGGACTGTAAGTATTCCAAAATTGCCAGTCCGCTCTCTGTGAACATTGGCTTCTCCATATCTTGCTGCTCACGCAACAGATTATAGACGTCCTGAACCTCGTCAGGAAGATTTACTGGCTCCTTACAATTCTGTACGAGCCAATCGAAATATTCAATAAAACTCTTATACTTATTATTCATTTATTCATTTCCTTTATTTCTTATGTATATATAATACAATAAAAAAGAAGTTATGTCAATTAGCGCTATCCATCATGCTTCACAAAGAATTAACTCTTGTGCGTACGGAAGAGTTTCAATCCACTTGCAGAACTCTCTCCATTCGGGGAGACGATGATCGTGACGCTGAACATAAATATTCTTTAGGCAACGATAATTCGTGGTCATGCGCGCAGTAAGCTCAAATCCCGCGGGATTCGTATAAAGAATTTCAAGATATAATCGTTTCATCTGTTCGGTCAATTCGACAACAAGAGCAACCCTATTGTCCTTTACAGCCCGCGCTCTTGCTTGATCAAGCGCGTTATAACGAGTGATCTTCTCTTCCATAATATCAATAACACGAGGATCAACATATTCATTATACTGCTCTCGCACATCAAACTTGGTAATGCGGTGCATCGTACTTTGAGAACTTACAAACTCCAAGAAGCGGTATCTCTCAGCCTCTACCCACATTTTATTAGAGCAGGTTAAATCAAAAGCTACTCTAATACCAGTCATAAACTGATTATGTGCGCCATTGCCACTCGATGCTGCTTTTGATAGTCTAGTGCCACGCTTTATATCCTACTCTGTTGCTTCACGCATTTCCGCGGTCGTGCGCATTGGATAGCCTGCCGCAACCAAACTCTCTTCAATGTCATAAATCTTTACATTATTTACTTGCATTATTATTCTCCCACTGTATTAGAATAGCCTACGACGTTAAAATTGCTAGCTAACCAACAATCTAAATCATCTACAACGGCGACGCATCTCTTGCCTCTAAAGTTATCTATATAGTATGAATAGCTAATAAATCCCAAGTTTGATGGAAGCGGCCCCACTTCTGTGATAAATCGTTTTACCTGAGAAGAAGGAGCATTACCAACAAATAAAATTTGCTTATCGGGATTTTCTTTAGCAAGCTAATTAGCATATCGCATTAAGGTAGCTGTTTTACCAGCTCCTCTATTTGTAATTACCTTAAACATTAGGAGCCTCCTCTGGTACTATTTAGACCATAATCTTTTGTTTTATAGAACTCAATCCAATAAGTCTCTCGCTCATTCAACTAAGCTCGAGGCACTTCTTCCAAAACTTCGAACATGAAATTATGCTGTCCAGATTTTTGCATTGCCTAATATAACTTATTAGTCGCTGGACCGTAAGCTAAAGAAGTTTTAATGTGTTGCCTAAAACGCTCTTTAATATCAACAGATTGGCCAATATAGGCCTAACCAGTGATTAGATTAGTAATCTTATAGATACCACAGACTTTAGAGGCTTTTGGAAATAACTTACTCATAAGTGCATCATAAGATGGCTTATAATAAGTTTCCCAAATTAGCTTATCAATAGCTTCTTTCTTGAAGAAACGAGTCTATAATTCTCGCAACAGACTTATATCATTAACACTTAAATCATCAATAGTTAGTCGATAATAGTCCTAATTTGCGGCACTCTCTTCTTGACGCTATTGAGCTTGGATATACGCTAACTATTTAGCTTCTAACTGCTCCAGTTTGTCTTGTTCTACTAGAACCTACTAGGCAATTTCCGCGAGTTCTTTTTCCTTTTGCTGTTCAAACTCTTGATAGACTTTTTCTAATTTTTCAGTTTCTCGCGCATATATTGTCTTTGCGCTCTCTTTGGCTTGCTGCTCTGCGTTTTCCCGCATTTTAGTAGCTGTATCAATTAAAGAGTTGATAACTTCATTCTACTAATCTATATTAGCTTTTAGCTACATTAAATCTAGATTATGTCGTTCAATATCTGATTCAATGCGCTCATTTTCTGCCTATCGCTCTCTATTTATTGATACTACTTTAAGCCGATCATTGCGGAGGTGGACAGTATATCCTGCCAAAGCAGCAATAATTAAACCTAATAGTAAATATATCATAATTAAAAGAAGTCGGTAAGAGATATTCTCTTACCGACTCTCAATTTATTACTCCTGTGCGTCAGGATCGAAAGCCATGCCCTTGTCGGTCAAGCGGAGATACTTAACCTTCTGATGGGAGCCATCGGCAAGCTCAACCTCAGCCGGCTCACGAACGCCAAGATCCTTGCGCTGTAGAGCAGATGTAAAGATGCCATCAACCTGGCGCTTCTCAAGACCAAGAACCTCAGCGATGTCAGCCGCGGTCAGATCCTTGCCAGCATTGTCCTTCAGATAATCAAAAACCTTACGAGTGTTTTCCTTCATCATAATAATTTTTCCTCTCTTAATACATTTATTTATTTTTCGATGCTATCATTGCATCAATTTCCAGTAAAGCATTTATCCCGTCCGGTAGAGCCATAATTTGATTAGTAAGAGATATGATTCTAGCTTCAGCACGAGATTTTGCTTCTTTCGAAGCATTTTCATCTTGGTGAATAAGTTCGCATTTGTAGATTTCGTCCGCAAACTTCTTCATCTGTTTTCGGGTCATATAATCTGTCCTTTAACTTTTCTATTGCTTCCTGATTACATTATATATTATATCAGAAAATATTTTTTAAGTCAACAAAAAATTTCTGATATTACGCAATCTTTCGCATCCTTATCATCTCTCTTACACTTGAAAACAGGATGCCGCAGAGTGTGTTCTTTCTTGTCAACTTGCATACAATCAAGAGCTACAACCGTACCAAGCCATAATTCGGGATGTTCAGTCATCTCTCTTTTATTGTCATCAGTTAATCCAGAGCTAACTGTACCTAAGTCAATAAGTTCACCTTTATCATTGTATGCGCCAATTCTAATTGCGGTTTTCCAGCCAAGAAAATAAGGTTTGGTTACTGGTCTATAAATATGAGGATTATGAACATAATCTTCATAATACTGACCTTCGCTTAATAGCCAAGTATATTCATCATCTTGGTTTTGCTCACCGCGCTCTTCCCAATAAGGCCAGGTTTCTAGCTCCTTACCAGTATATTCTTTAGTAGCATCGCAAAAACCCGTACAAATTAGGTCAATAGAATCCATCTGTTTAACTTTAATAGTAGACCAAGCGGGTCTTTTACCAGGACTATATGGATAGTCTTTCTTCTTTAAGACTACGCCCTCACCGCCAGATTTTAAGATACGAGAGATTTCAGCTTCCATATCTTCGTCAACACGAGTAGCAAGTCTCAAGAAACTATACTGGTTGAGATTATGTTTCTTCCAGATTGCTGCAAGAATTTTATAGCGCAAATCCGCAGGTGAGTTAATAAGGTTGACACTATCATATGCAATAATGTCATGCACATAGTAATGAATTGGAGCGTCTTTCTGTCTCTTGATAGCAAGAGTTGGAAGACAACCCATAATACTTACAGTATCTTTCGATGTACCACCGGGAACATAAATTTCTCCAATGAGAATTGTTCCCGCGGGAAGGCAGTTCAATGCTTCTTTTAGGTGAGGTACATTGTCACTTTTTTCTGTAAGAATACCAGATACTTTACTTACCGTGCGACCAAAAAGATAACAATGATTTTCGGTTTTTACAAACTGATAAAAGGCTCCGTCGATCTTCTCTTCAAGAAAATATTCTCCATTAGAGCATACTTCAGAAAGCATAGATTCCTTGCCTGCTGGGAGCTTCCAAATAAGCATCGGCTCAATCATTAGCTCCTCTGCTTCGGGATACAACTCATGTATCTTTTCTTTATCAAAACTCATTTATTGTTATTACCCTTTCTTTTATATAAATATAATATAATAATTAAAAAGAAAAGTCAATAAAAGAAAGAATGGCGTAGCCATTCTTTCTTATTATACTTGCGTAATAGAGATAGTCTGATCGTTATTCTTCAGCATGATATTACCCATAGAAGCTCTTCCAAGAGTGGGAATATCCTTACCACTGATAACAATAGAAGATTTATTGCCATTGATGAGGAGATTATCAGTTTCCTTAATAATCTCCGCACCCGCAATTTCTTCCTTATAGCACATCAGACCCTTACCTCCACGATTCTGGAGTGTAAGTTCATCAATCTTAATTTTCTTGCCTAAGCCATTCTTAGAAACAATAGCAAGATAGTCTGCGGGATCTGTGATCGGTAAAGCCGCAATTACACTATCTCCATCATTTAGTTTCATGCCCTTTACACCTTGCGCTGTGCGAGAAGAAATGGGCATTTCCGCAGTTCCAAAGCGAATGGTCATACCATTTTTAGTTACAAGAATCATCTGCTCTTGATTAATAAATGTAACATCTACGAGTTCATCATCGCCCTTGAAGCTAATTGCAATAATGCCAGTACGCTTCATTTTATCGTACTCATTTAACGGAACCTTTTTAATAGTGCCGTTTTTGGTAGCAAAGAAAATAAATTTCTTATCTGTATCTCTTGTTAGAGTAGTAAATGCCATAGGTACTTCGCCATTCTCAAATTCAATTAAGCTAGAGATAGGCGCACCATTAGACGCATTAGTACCCTCTGGAATATTGTCTACCAGTATACGATACATCTTACCCTTAGACGAGAATACCATTAAAGTATCCTGAGTATTAGTTCTCTGCGAAAAGACAATAATATCTCCAGTCTTAACGCCAACAGTATTGCGTTTCTGCGCTTTAAAACTCTTAGCATCAATTCTCTTGATAGTGTTCTTTTTAGAAACTACTACAACGCAGTCCTTTGGTTCGACTACTACCATCTCTTTTTCCTGCTTAGGAATATCGACATTGAGAAGTTTAGTTCTACGAGCGTCACCATAAGTATCTCTTAACTTAGAGATTTTCTCGATAAGAACTTGGTTGCGGATTTCCTTATTAGTTAAAAGGTTGACGCACTCCTCGATAAAAGCTCTCTTTTCTTTCAACTCATTTACAAGTTCTTCCTTGTCAATGCGTGTTAATTTGCCGAGCTTCATATCAAGAATTGCATTTGCCTGCACTTCATCAACGGTAAGAAATTCCATCAACTTAGTGCGGGCGTCTGCGCGACCAGCAGATTGCTTGATAAGCGCGATTACGTCGTCAATTTTATCAACTGCCGCAATTAGACCTTCCAAGATATGTGCTCTTGCTTCTGCTTTTTCTTTATCAAAGGTTGTCGCATTGATTAACACATTTTCCTGATGGTCTACATAAGCTCGCAGCAGATCCACCATAGAACATAACTTAGGTGTACCATTGACAATATAGTTCATATTATAAGATAGTGTAGACTGCAAATCAGTCAGCAGAAACAGCTTGTTCAAGGCTTTAGATACAGAAACACCATCTTTAATATGAAACACCAGTCTATTCTGACCGATATTAGACTCATCATCAAAATCGTCAATCATCTCGCTCAGAACATCAATATTCTTTTCGATCTGCTCTTTAATCTTGTTACGATAAGTTCGATAAGGGATGCTTGTAAAAATGATGTCTTGCCCATCAATCTCGTAATCACCTTGAATTTTAAGTGATACATTAGACTTGCCAGATGCAAAAGCAGTCCGCACATCCTTAATATTAAGAACCGTGCCGCCGAGAGGGAAATCTGGACCGGGAATATAAGACAATACTTCATCAATAGAAAGATTGCCCTTTTCAATTAGCGCAATCGCAGCGTTACATACCTCAGTAAGATTGTGCGGCGCGGAATTATGTGCCATTGAAATACCAATAGCTTGACGGCCATTGCAGATAGCATTAGGGAACAATGACGGGAGAATAACTGGCTCCTGGAACTCACCATTATAAGTTTCTTTTGTTGGAACAACTTTCTTAGCAAAGTCATTCATCATTAGATCAGTAAACTTAGATGGCTTAGCTTCAGTATAACGAGAAGACGAAAACATATCATTGCTCTCTTGCGTACCCAACTGTCCCTGTCCTGTAACAAGAGGATAGCGCATAAGAAATTCCTGCGCCATCTTACGAAGAACGCCATAACAAGCAATATCGCCATGGAAATAAGAGGTTGCAAGCGTAGAGCCAATGATAGCATTACACTTCTTTGTTTTACTCTTGCTATCCATTTTTAAGTAATCTTCCATAGTCCACAGGATTTTTCGTTGAGCGCTAAGGAGTCCATCCTCTGCGGCAGGGATGGCTCGATCAGTCAAGACTTCTTCTGCATATGTCAAGAAATTATCTTTCGCTTCATCAAGAATATCAACTTCAGTAATCAAACTCATAAAATCACTCCTTATTACTCAAAATTGAAACCTAATTCATTAGCATTATCATAGATATACTGCTTGCGAGGTTCCACTGCACTACCCATGAGAATATTTAATAGTTCCGTGGTTTTCTCTGCATCAGAGATAGAAATACGTTTATATCTCTCATTCATAAAACATACTTTCTGCAAGTCCTCAGGATTTAACTCACCAAGACCCTTCGCGCGAAGTAGGTCGTATGAACCGGTATGAGTATTCTTCCATTCGGTCAGTTCATCTTCTGTGTAACAGTAATACTCATTTCCCTTATGACGAATAATATACAATGGAGTTACAGCTCTGTATAGCTTACCGGCTTCCACAAGAGGACGCATATAAGTATAGAAGAAAGTAATCAGCAGCAACTCAATGTCTGCGCCATCACTATCTGCATCAGAAGTAATAACAACCTTGTCGAAATTCATCTTGTTAACATCAAAAGAAGAACCAAATCCAGCACCAATTACGCGCACAATGTCAGACATCTCTTGGTTGGCAAGAATTTTTTCTACCGCAGTTTTAAGCGGAGATACGATTTTACCACGCAACATATAGATGCAATCTGTCTTCGGATTGCGGGCTTCTACTGCGGAGGCGCCTGCAGACAAACCCTCTACTACCAGAAGATTGCGGTTTTTGGGATTCTTATTCGTGCAATCAATAAACTTATTACTGATTTGCATTTTTGCCTTTAAACCGGTTTCTTTCTTACCCTTTACACCACGAGCAGCATCACGCGCTTTACGTGCTGCTTCTCTAGCCTTACGCGCATTAAGAGCCTTATCCGCGATCTTCTTGACATCTTTTTCATTCGCTGCGAGCCAATACTGAAGCTCTTCAGCGATTGCCGAGGTAAATGGCTTCATGTCAAGTTTAACTACTCTACTCTTGGTCTGCGCATCATATGCTACACCCGGCGCAGTTACGTTGAATGCGATATATACGCCTTCTTGACAATCTTCACCCGTGAGATTTTCGTCCTTGTCTTTCAGCCAACCTTTCTCACGGAAGAACTTATTCATTTCTCTAGTGAGAATAGTCTTTACCTGCGTAATATGCGGACCTGAATCTGTAAGACCAGTATTTACATACGGAACAATGGTTGCGGAATAAGAATTTGTGTAGGTCAGAACTAAATCCAGCTTGTTCTTGTTATCAGAAAAGTTGAAGTTCAGACGGTTTTTCAAAATCTCCTTGCCCTGTACTGCCTCGTCCACAAGATCCATTAGACCATTCTTAGAAGAGAAAATTACCTGCGGCTTACCTTCTACATTTAGCTCGATAGTAAGACCAGGACACAAGCACGCAATTACCTTAAACAAATTGAGAATGGTATTCATATCTACTTCTGGATGAGTGAAGAACTCTTCACTTGGCTGCCACTGAACAAGAGTACCAGAAGGATAATTCTTATTATCCCATGCACCACATTCACGCTTCTCAAAGACGCCTTCCTTGAACCAGATATGTTCATACTTACCATCTCTATGACTGATTACTTCGAGCCAATGAGAAAGATAAGTGGTCAGCTTACTGCCGATACCGTTCAAGCCAAGAGCTGTACCTTCATAAACGCCATCATCAGAATACTTACCAGAAGTATTGAGTACGCTAAAAGATGCTTCAAGAACGGTCTTTCCATCGTCTCGCTTGGCATTAGGAATAAAACCCTGACCATTATCTTCCACGATAATAGTATTATCTTTCTTAATAGTCACGTTAATTTTATTACCATGCCCAGCTTTAAATTCGTCAACTGCGTTAGATACAATCTCAATCAACAGCTGAGTAGAGTACTCAGTACTGCCGACGTAAACACCTGGCCGCAGTCTTGTAAATTCAAGAGGCGAGAGTGACTCAATTGACTTCTCATCATATAGTTTTCCCATCTTTAACCTCCATACATATCTAATACTTGCTGTTCAGTAATTTTGCCCGTGGCTAATTGATCAGCAAGCTCATTAAATAGTGTTCCATTATGTCCTTTTACATATCGTAAATCTATTTTTAATCCTTCTTTTGATGTAAGTCTATCATATTCAAGAATTAAATCCTTGTTTTCTAACGGCTTGTTGCCGGCGCGAACCCAGCCATTTGCCTCCCAGTTCTTAATCCAATTAGTGAAACTGTTCACGCAATACATAGAGTCGCTATAAACAACAGGAACAAAGAAATCACCATCTTTAGCTCCATAGTTATTGATAGCCCACAAGATAGCGGACATTTCCATTCTATTGTTTGTAGTGCCTTCAGCTCGTTCTGAGTATGCGGCAATTACCTTATAAGTTTCTGGATCCTGATACGGCTCGGCTTCACAAACTACAACACCGAAACCACCTTTAGCGTTTTTATCGCCGTTCTTCAAGGTCGAACCATCTGTATAAATCACAATCATAGCGAATACCTCAAATACTTCATTTATTTTTAAGTTCTCCTTTTCCTTTTCTGTATATATAATATCATATTTTTTATAAAAAATCAAATTAAAAACAAATAAAAGCTCGATAGACGAAAGTCTATCGAGCTTTTATTATTAGATCGTTGAATCTTCATCAGAAGGGTATGTCATCTACTACTATGCATTATACATAGCTAGATCGTAGGTAATCCCACCCTTTTTATGATCTGACTTACTCATATTAAGATAGAATGAGCAAACTATCCCATGAGCTGACCAAGGTAAACCAACCAACGCACTAATCCAAGGTAAAGACCCCAGATATCCTAAGTGCACGCAATAAAACGCTAACAAAATACCAGAAAGAGTTACGACCCATAATAGCAAGCGAATATCGCAAATTAACTATTTAGAAAACTCTTTCTTAGATTTTTGTCTATGCTTTTTTTGCTAAGTTGATTTAGTTTTGCTTTTCAGCATAGCGCTTCAATACAGTAACGAATTCGCCGCGAGTCAGGAAGCTTTTTGGCATCAATTGACCCTTTTCGTTACCTTTAATTAGACCTTGCTCCTGTGCCCATTTCATTGCCTCTTGTTCCCAAGTCATAGGCTTTAGATCTCTTTGCGCAAGGTAAGTATCCATCATTTTATTAAATTGATCCTGTGTCACAATTTCTTCCTCCTTTTTAATTGGTGCAGTTGCGGTCAGACGCTTTTTGAAATCAATCCACTTGCTTTCATCGCGTACCCAAGGTTCTGGACAACGCTTACCAGTTACGTCATAATGTCTAATGACATGGTCTGCCGCAATATTATACTTCTTCATTAACATCTTTACTAGTTCAACTGTACGATTTACTGTTGCTTCGGTAATGACATATTTACCATTTACAATATCGCTGCACATCTCGACGCCAATAGAATTTCGGTTTGTACAGATATTTCGATATGGGTGATGTGAAGACTCTAAAGAGCCGCCACAATGCCAAGCACCATCTGAATCCTTTACAGATTGAACTACGCTATTTTCATCTACAAAGTAGTGTGCGGAAGCCTGACGATTAGCTCCAGAGAAATAGTTGCCATTACCAGCTGCTGTATCTCCGTTATTCGCAGTATAGTGGACTACAATATATAGAATAGAGTTACCACTACGCCCACTATAATAATTAGATGAATGAGCGGGAATAAATTTTATTTCCATTAATGGTTCACCTCCAATGTGAATTAAGTTATTTAGTTTTATCTTAGTAACAATTAATTAAATCTTAGTTGTTGCTAAGGATATAATTAAAGCCAAGAGTTTTTTTCAAACTCTTGGCTTAACTATTAAATTTTATCAGCAATCGCCGCAATCTTGCTTCGATAGATATTCTTAAGAGTGACTTCACCATAACTGTCTTGTCCTCTAAAGATTTTAGAGACACGTTTCATACCGTTATTAGCTCCAGAAAAATGAATGTCATCTACCTGGGTTTTTTCGTCACCATCAATAATACAAATACAATCTTCGCCAACTCGCTGTAAAGCTAGTTTCATAAGTGTGCGATCTAGGTTTTGAGCTTCGGAAATATAGATACCTGCGCTCATTCCTGTTGTATCATATCCACGAATATCGGAAAATGGTAGAAGAATTAGCTTGCCGTCCGCGATCATTTTTTCAACAGCTTCTCTGCCTCCAAATTTACTACTTAGCAAATTACCGATCTGAGAATCTAGTAGTTTTTCATCTTTTGTTCCAGGATAATAACCCAATTTAGCAGAATTTGCTGTGGCAATAGTGTTACAAAATACGATAATTTTATCTAGCTCTCCGGCTTCTAATTTTGCCATTAAATAAGCAAGAGAAACATAAGTTTTTCCGCTACCAGCAGGGCCTTTTACTAAAGTCAACTTATTATTTCGTAAACTATCAAATAACATTTTTTGATAGATGTCATCTTGATATGGGACAATCTTACCAAACCATTTAGATTTAATGGGCTTTGAAACAAGATATTTGAATTCATCACCTGTCCAAACCCGCAGGTCTACAATCTTATTGTCTTTATCTTTAATAATGAGATACTGTCCCGGCAGTAAACCAAAGTTATTATCTGCCTTTTGATAGAAGTCATTTAACTCATTATCATCTAAGACTACTTCTACATAACCTGTATAGTTATCAGCATCTTCATTCACGCTTTCTATCATTCCGTGACCAAGAAATTGATTTGCGATATGTTTAAGACTAAGATCGTTAGTCACGAATACAATATCTTCATTCTTATCTCTTGCGATTGCATCAGACAAGATTCTGGTGTCATCAGTAATATCAAATCCCTTTTTAAGAATGACCTTTTCGTAACAAATCTTATGCGGGACTACTTCATATCTATCTGGATATTTCTCAAATAGATGTAACAAGAGACGAGCGGAATATTTTACATCAGCGTCTTTATTAGATGCTGTCTTAATTCTTTCAAGCTCTTTAAGTGTAATAGAGGATACTAAAAATGGCTTAGTATCTTGCTCAAACAACTCTTCTCCTCCCAACAATAGAGAGCAAGTATCATAAAAATAAGTGTCTGTTGGGAAGCGAAATTCATTATACATATTCATTGTCCTCTTCGGTTGTGGTAGTGAATCCGATTGTTCTAGTTTGAGTTTTCTACTCACTAAGTTCACTAATGGTAACATTGTGTCGAACAATCCTTTCATTTATATTAGCTTTAACGAGTTCTGTTAGTGCGCTGATGATTTCAGTAACACTAGTTAATAAGGTGGTACCCACAGTGATCAAAAGAACTCCCGTAAGATATATAATAATATTGTCAATAAAACCACCTCTTATTTATAATGATAAATAAAAAGGAATTTTTAATTATCGTTGGCCTTACGTCTAAAACGCTTTACAGATTCAATCGCTTTATCTTGACCAATAATATATTTATTTAACATATCTTCCTCTTTATCAAGAGCTGATTTAATCGCGGAAAGGCGAGATTCAATACGCGCAATATTGTGGTGGAAGGCGTTAGAGGGGTCAACTTCCGCAGAAGTTTTAGCACCGAAACCTAATACCTCTTGATAGAATTGCTCGCGGGCATTGAGCTTATTTTCCTCTTTCTCATAAGAGTATTTAAGAGCTTGAATTCTTGCTTTTGATAGGGCGATGTTGTAGCCTACTTTTTTAGAATAAAAACCTTCATCTTGCTTGCTTAAAATAGCTGTACCATAAAAATTTTTTCCATTATAATTGATTATTACAAAAGTTATGCCTTGTTCTTCGCAATATTCTTTTACAACTACAGGAGCTTTATATATAGATTTAATTAGTTTCATTATTTGATTCTCCTTATCTATCTCTTTATCTATATAATAGCACATTTTTATAGATAAATCAAATTTGGCCTAATTACTAAAAAAAATTGCTGGGCCTATGCGCACGGAAACTCGGAGCCTGACGACGCTGGCGATAAAAAAAGAACCTCGTCTATATAGACGAGGTTCTTAAAATTAGTTCTTATCAGCGATCTTTCCGCCAAGGAAGCCAGCCAGCATAGCCTTTACATCAATGCCGAGAGACTCACTCAGTCCCTCAGAAATCTGAGCGACATTATTGATAATATCTCCAGAGAGCTTGCTTGTGTTATCACCAAACATCACAATCTTATCAACATTGGTATACGCCTGACCAGTTGCTTCTGCGATAGCCGGGAGCTGCTGGAAGTACATCTTGAGGGCTTCCATCTGCATATCCATCTTAGCAGCTTCACCATACTGCTTCATGGCTTCTGCCTTCTTCATAAGACCTTCAGCTTCTGCCTCAGCCTTTGCCTGAATAGCAGCTGCCTCTGCTTCACCACGAGCCTTTGCAGCTGCGGCTTCAGCCTCACCCTGAATACGAATAGCTTCTGCGGTTGCACGCTGTGCTTCAGCTCGCTGCTCTGCTTCAAAACGTTCAGCTTCTGCGGTCTTCTGACGCTCATAGAGGTCAGCCTCAGACTGCTTCTGCGTTGCGTAGAGTCGCGCATCAGCTTCCTGCTGAGCGGCATACTTCTTAGCCTCAGCGGTCTTCTTTACCTCAGCTTCCAGAGCACGTTCCTTGATAGTAACTTCGCGTTCCTTAAGGTCGATTTCCTTCTCCTGACGAGCAATATCTGCGTCAGCCGCTGCAACGTCACGCAGCTTGCGCTGGTTCTCAGACTCGATTTCCATAGCAGCATTAGCCTGAGCCTGCTTAGTATCGGATTCCTGCTTCAGCTGAGCCTTCTGGATAGCAAGACTATTATTGCGCTTAGCAATCTCTTCCTCAGCCTTTACACGAGCGTCATTAGAAGCCTTAGCATTTTCTGCTTCAGCGACTGCAATCTCACGCTGGGCATTAGACTTAGCAATAGCAGCATCCTTGCGAATCTGCTCGACATTATCAATACCAAGGTTGGTGATAACATCATTGTCATCAGAGAAGTTCTGAACATTAAAGGAAACCAGTTCCAGACCGAAACGAGCCAGATCAGGCACCGCATTTTCCTGTACCTTTTCGGAGAATGCCTTGCGGTCGCCAACCATCTCGGTCAGCTTCATCTGACCTACAATCTCACGGATATTACCTTCAAGGAGATCGTTAATCTTCTGAGCAATCTCCGCACGGGATACATTCAGAAAGTTCTGTGCAGCAAGAGCAATCATTTCATCGGTCTGTCCTACTCGTACAGAAACAGTGGAGTCAACGCGTACATTGATGTATTCCGCGGTGGGAACAGCAGATCCTGTCTTTACGTCGATCTGAATAGCGCCAAGTGCCAGCTTATCCATTCGCTCAAGGAAAGGAATTTTAATACCAGCCTTGCCAGCAAGCACTCGCGGTTTCTTGTGCATACCAGAAATGATATATGCCACATCCGGCGGAGCCTTTACATAGCTCGAAACAAGAAATACGATAATCGCAAGCACGATAATCGCTACGGGAACAAAGGGAAGGATAGTAGTTAGAATTTCCATGTGTTTACTCCTTAATATTAAATTATTTATAAATGCAATTAAAGCATTTCAATACATTTCTTTGCCTGCTGTTCCATATCTTCGATTACAGTATCAAGATGAACGGGATAGCAGTTATGTGAATCAACGCCTACGTGGTAGATGAAAGGAATTTCATTATAGAAGTTGGTAGTCTGATGTGTGTGTCCAAAAAGATTGCAAGTCACCTGCTTGAGGGATTCTTGCTCAAGATTGCCGGTCAAAGTTGGATAATGCGATGCGTAAAAATGATACTTGCGATAAGTGAAAGCGTAAGCATCAAATACCGGAATATTTGCTTTAAGATATGCTTCGCGTCTAGCGCGAGTATCGTGATTACCGCCAACAATGAGTTTCTTACCATTCATGCGGTTTAGCATTTCAATACCTTTTTCAAGGTTTTCGCTTCCACCAAGCATTAGGTCGCCGCAGATAATCAAAGTATCATCTGGAGAAACAAGCTCATTATTTCGTGTAATAATAGCTTCATTCATCTCTTCGACACTATCAAAACCGCGAGCCTTCCAGATAAATTCCTTATCATGGTTCAAGTGGTAGTCGCTAGAAACATAAATATTCAGTGTTATCACTCCTTTTGATTAGTTAATAAAGTAGTCTATTACTCTTGCTAAATCTTCTACTACTGCATAGCTAAACCCTCCTCTGCATTCAATCTTTTCTCTCGTATCCATGCACATTGATTTTAATATCCGAAAAGCCCCACTTAGTCTTAGGAAGCTCCTTTGCGCTCGGGATCGAAAATCCTTTCTTCATATTCTTGATTGCCGAATCCGGCACTCTAGCGAAACCACTACGCTGCGCATTGCGCTTAATTGCAACATCAAGAGGAACATCAATAACCTCAAAGGTTAGCTTAGTGTGCGGATCTGCTGCCAGTCGACCAAGCAACTTAGCTCGAGAAGCAGGACTGATATGCGTTGCATCAGCAAATACAACATCAATACCAAGTTCCATAGCTTCATTGATCTGTCGCACGAACTCATTGAATACTTCGGTTTCCTTATCGAAGTAGCCATCGTGATCGTTTAAGAGGGACTTCCGCACGAAATCTCTGGAAACTACACAAGTGGTGCGGTGATCATCTTCCAGTCGAGCAATCTCTTGCTCGACCCAAGTGGATTTACCACTACCGGGTATACCTACCATTACTTTAAGTTCAGTCGTCATTCTTCGTACCTCCATATCTAGTTCACAAAAGATACCTTGCCAATGAATACATCTTGTATTTGGTGCACTACAGCGTTTGCAATCATTCTCCCGTTGCAATGTTATTTACCTTTCTTATAAGGCGCTTAGCCGCGTTCTGCGACATATTTGTTTTTATACCATGACAATATGCCGTATAGCGATTACAGTATTTGCATTTCTTTATCCACGTGTCATCAAGCAAATTAGAAAAACGATCTTTATCTTCTAACTCATGGACGCCAAAGAAACATAGCCATCTCATAGCTTTTTCCCTCCCAAATCTCAATAAAAGGATCCCACATCTTAAATAACCCCTCTCATTCTTCGATTAGCTTCTGCCATAACCCACGCAATATCTTCATCAGATACTTCGGTTTCAAACTCGATCGAACAATTCTCTCCTTTTGCTCTTGCTTCAAGAATGATGTTAACCGCATCCTCGAGATCTTGCTGATGTTCAGCAAACGAAAGAAAAGGGAGAGTATACATATTATTCCTCCTTAATAAACCGATAGATAATATTCATAGACTCTTCAACTGTACACATCTCACTATTGGCAAGTGCGCCACTCCAATCGAGGTCGTCAATAATTGCGTCAAGGCGCTTCCATGCTTCAAGAGCCTTGTTCTTATCAATCATATTTATTTTCTCCTCTCTTTCACTTTCTATATATATTATAATATATATTTATAAAAAAATCAAAGGTTCTATTTCTAGAACCTTTGATTTTTATTTAATTGGTTTGCTCAGTAAAATAGACTTGTGAAAGTCCACCAATGTCATCAATCTCGTAACTATCTACTTTTAATGACCAATCTTCCCATAAGTCCTGATGCGCTAACAAGAAAGCCAATGGATCTTTTCGAAAAGTTTTATAGTCTTCGTCAGACAGCTCAAGATCTCCATTGTAATATCCGCCTCGTAGATGGCCAGTAACATAATCTACTTCTGCGGTTACATTAACTTTATGAGTTACCTCAGCCGGAGTATCAAGAGAGATATAATATTTTTTGCCATTGATTTTCTTCCAGAATGAATAATTACTCTTTGGATAGCCGACTTTTCTTTCTAGAATATCTTCCTTGGTATTAGACTGCAATATAATGACCGGGTTTCTACGCGGGTCTTGACCAATTGGGTGGAAATCTACCCCATCCGCGCCAGTGATTTCAAGCCATTCTTTCCATCCTGTTTCTCTTTGCCATTCAGCCATAATTATTCCTCTTCGCTCTGGATTAGGGATTCGATACACTTGCGATTTTCGCCGACAAACACGGGAATGTGTTTCTCAATAATCCATTCAGAACGAGTATACTCAATTCCATCGGGAGTTACATCTTGGACCTGAGTCTTAATACAACAAGAGCCACGCTGATAGGAAATGGGATAACTATCCCACTCAATACCAATATCAGAGAGCATCTTCTTGATTTGGATGCAAGATTTACCTTGAAGCTCTTTATGAGAGAAATTAGCCTGGCCTACCATCTGGATAGAATTGCGGATTGCATCTGACTGGCGCCAATAAATGAGGTTGGTGACCTCTTCCTTGGGGATATTGAAGCAACGGGCATCGAACATAGCGCCTTTAGACTTGGCGGTAATTAAAGCTCTCATATACTCTTGATGCTTTTGCTGAATTTCAACGTCTTGCGGAATTAAGCCAGTTTTCCAACAGGTCTCTTCATCGAGAACGAGTGCATCAAAAGCCTTATTAAAAGCCATAGTCGCCATAGATGCGGCGACAGAGCACATCTTCTGAACCTCATAATCAAACCATGCGGAGCTATTCAGTCGTTTATAATCTACAAGGATAAGAGTAATTTCATCACTCTGGGTATATCCAAGTACACAACCTTGAATATTTTGGCACAGGTATCTCATAGTTTCTTGCATAGCAGTTCCAAGAATATGATCGAAAGGCTTGTTAAAACCACGAGTGAAAGTGTGGAAAGCCTTGCCATCAATGCGGATTGCGACAGGAGTTCTGCGCATCAGTCTAGCCTTAGGAACCGCTTCATAAAACTCTTTCATGCGCATACCAAGTTTATCAGTCATTCTTTGCTTGCTCCTTCCATTTCTTTCGCTTTTTGTTTAAGTTCCTCAATACTTGTTCCAAGAAGAGCGAAGAAAGTTTCATCGTCCATTTTGGCGAGATCTCGTTCCATGTTTTCGAGAGTCTTAGATAGCTTACGTAGCTTCATTAGTCTTTATCCTTTCCGAAAATAGAGGTATTATTATTAAAGAAGCTACCGATCCAACCAAGAGTACCTGCACACAGCGGGATCATATCCTTAGTGAACCATGCTACATTGAACATAGTATTCAAACCAGTAGCGAGAATATTACCAATCGTGATTGAAGCAATCCAACCACCAAGATAAGCGAACCAAAAATATACGAATGGCTCAATTACAATTAGGAAAACGATACTTACCAACGCACCAATCACAGACAGAAAATCATCAAACATCCGATTACACTCCTTACGATAAAATAAATAAAATAGACAATAGAGATCATAAGCGCCCACGAACCTATAATAAGTCCTCCCCAAATGGCAAGTCGAGAGCCGATCCCAACGACTAAGAATATGCTAATAAATAGCATAGATAAAAGTAGTATTAGAAATAACATTTCTGTTTTCGATGCCCCTTTTCGTAGCAGTAATCTTTGCAATGTTTCGCAGCGGTGTCAGGTCTATGTTCCTTAGGCTGATCGCAATCTAAAGAACCATGCTTATGACATCTACAAGCAGCATGGCCGCGGAACCATTCACGATAGAAATGTTTACAGTCGTAACATTCTTTGTTCTTCAGTTTTCTCTTTCTCGATCTTTTCGTAGCTACATCAATAGTCTGTCTATGTACAGATTGGACTTTTGCCGTTAATCCTCTCTTCATTAACCTATTCAGATTAACTGGCGTGTAGTTAATTACATCAGAGCAAACATTCAGATGTCGGTCATCATCTTTGTGACAACGATCATGGATATGACCATGAATGTTGAATACCCAAGGCATCATAGGAAGCGGCTCATGCGATAGAATAAGTTTCTCACCAATCATGAGAGGCCCTTCATAGATCTCGTCAAACAGATTGTTGTCCGCGCTCACTTCCCAATAAACGAAAGGAGCGTGAAAATCATATATCTCACTGATAGAATACTTACAACCGGGATATAGCTGCTTCATTTTATCAAGAGCTTCAGATTTACTCCAAAGCTCTGTATCATAAATTCTCTTGACAATCTTGCGCTCGTAGTTACTGCGGCCGGCATCATGGTTTCCCATAATAAGTACCTTATAACCACGAAGTTTAGCGCACACAGCTGGGTCGCCGCAATCTCCAAGAATAATGAGCGTATCCTTCTTACCAACTTTACTATTGATAAGTTTAACTTGTTCTTCCGCGGAGGGACGTTCTGGCATACCTGCTACAATCTCTTCATCATTGAAGTGAGGATCAGAGTAGATATATACCGTGCCTTGAGCGTGCCAGTGGTCAAAGATCTTATAGAGTCCAGGGATCATTACAAAACCTCCTTAGTTAAATCAATCGCATTATCTGCAATAAATGGATAATCTAAATCAAATAAGATATAACAGCCATTACTTTTCATTCTTCTTTATTTTATGTATATATAATAACATATATTTTATAAAAAATAAAGGGAGCTTAAAGCTCCCTTAAAATCTATATTCACCACGGAAAAGTAGGCATCGGCTCTACCTTATGGAGATTACGCTGGTGACGTCCCATAATGTTGGCGAAGGTGTTGTAGTCAGGTACATTGCCAAATACAAGAAAATCATCTAGCTCTTTGTAGGTAAAACCAAGATTATCTTCGTCAGTTTTTCCACTAAGACCATCTTCCGGTACTTTGTTAATAAACTCTTCCGGCAAGCCCAGTTCTCTACCAATAGCAAGAACTTCCTTTACTGTAAGGTTCGACAGAAGAGAGAAATCACCTGCGGAGTCGCCAAACTTAGTAGAATAACCAATAAAATCCTCGCTCTTGTTGCAGGTATTTGCTACTCTACCATGTTCAAGCGCAGCAATAGCATAAAGCACTGTCATGCGGACGCGGGCAGGAGAGTTAGAAGTAACTTGGGGATTGTTTTTAACCGTACTATCAAAATCATACCCCTCATCAATAGCATGATATAAGGATTCACAGACATCGCCAATATTGATTTCGTAACTCCGAATACCGAGATAATCAATTACTTTATTGGCAATGTCGATGTCATGCTGATTGCCCTGCGGCATCTTTACACCAATTACCCTATCTTTTCCGAGCGCTTTAACGAGCAGGGCCGCAGTTACGGTGCTATCTTTACCGCCAGAAATACCTACGATTGCCTTGCAATCTGCGCCATTCTGCACAAAATAGTGCTTAGTCCAATCTAAAATCTTAGGAATTACTTTCTCCATGTTTTGAGTTCTCCTTCTGTTTCAAGTCTATTATATACTTCTCTCAATATTGCGAACGCATTACCAAGTCCAGCGCGATCATCGAGCAAAATATTGTAATAAATTTTTCGTGCTGGGATATGCTTTTCTGGTGGAAGAATATCTTCATTGATATAGTCAAATGGAATATTATTGTCGCGTAAATATTTTTCAATATACGGATAACGCTCTTCCGCAGAGGCGGTAAATACAACGAGCTTGGCATATGGTTCCCATGCCCGCAGCAAGTTAATTACGCCATCATAGCGCCACTGTTCATCTTTGAAATTATGGACAGTATAATCAAAGTCAAATGCTATGATTATACTGCCATACTTCTTATATTCGCTATATAGTCTTTCAGCGGCATTATGAGTGTAGATATATGGATCACATAAAACCTTCTCGGTAGAGTCTTGCTCTAATATCATGTAATGTATCCTCCTTAATCATAGTGCCATTACGGAAAATGGGCTGAAGCAGATTGTCTTCACCAAGGTGCTCATTCCAAGTCAGCTCATCTTCATAATTCTGACCATCAAGAGAAACTCGGCAGCAACCCTTTTGAGATCTCTTCCAGCTAAGCGCTTTAGGCTGCTTATAGATCATAATAGGCTTGCCATTTGCATCTTCTGCGTAAGTAGCTTTTACCGCGATGCCGAAAGTATCTCGCGTATAAGGGTTAAACTTACCATCTTCCTCAAGGCACATGAACGAGAACGAACCCACGCCAAGTGAAGTATTATTGATAGCAAATCCATTATTCACAAGGCGATGGTAAATGCGGGCGCAACGCTGAGGGGTAATACTGTCGCCGTAGATTGCTTTGATATGGGGATCAAGAACCTTATAACCCTTGCTATTGATGGTGCCACCGAAGATGTCCCATAGGCGCCAAACAGTGCCCTTATCCTCAGAGGTCAGTTCATAGTTTTCAATCAGTTTGACGTTATAACCCTCAATGTACCAATATTTGCAATCAGTACAAGCGCCGCGCTCATTAGTCCATTCGACTGTAATGTCAGCAAGAGCATACTCTCCATTGTAAGAGAAAATCTGCTGAGTGTCCTTCTCTAAGTCTCGCTCAAAGAACTCAGCAATAAATTCATTGGGATCATCTTTCAGCTGTTCCCACTCTTGCTCGTCGAGATAGATAATTTCCTTACCCGCGATAATCTCTACAGGATCGCCGCTATCGCCACGAATAGAAAGGCAACCATCATGCGCCATAATTTCGTCTTTTAACTGCGGAAGGATCTTATCTACGAGTCTCCAATAGTCATAACTATCAGATACCATAGAGAAATTGTGGTGAGGATAAATCTCTGTTAGAAGTCTGCGGATGTGGGTAATCTCATCACCATCAACCGCGTAATTAGAACACATAACACTGTGCTCTGTAGAGATTGCGCCATAAGCAACAGGCTCAGTAGCGCAATCGCAATTATAGTTCTTCTCAAGCCACATGATTGCGGGTACAGTAGCAGTATTCAAGAAAGAAAGACACCAACCCGCAGAACTCTTAATCGCGGATTCCGCAGACTGCTGACCGCGCATAGAAAAATCGCCAAGCAGTCGAGCAACAGAAACATCATCATCGCAACTAATATCGTGATACTTCTGCACAATCTGCCGATACCGATAGCCGACTTCCGCGGATACCTGCGTGTGCCACATGGTTGCAGACAGCAGAGTTTCAATGGTATTTACAAGCCAAACAAAGTTTGGATGGGTATTAGTAATCTCAATCTGCGGAACTCCAATCGCAGTTCTAGTACCTTCCGGGACAGCGGAGATTTCAAGCGGCAAATAACCGAGCCGATGCAGTTCTCTAATCTTATCAGACTGGAAAGCACCTTTACCGAGCGTGGCATTGAGCACACGTTCATACTCGGTTACTACCTCGTCTTCCGAACGATTAAAGAAGCTATCGTTGAAGCCTGCAATAAGATATTCTTTAATAAAGGCTTGCAGACCAAAGAGAGTAACTTTATCAACTCCCTGCAGCCTACTCATACGAGGAGTATAGTAACTAACCATCTTAGTTAATCCCGCAGGATACTGTTCATGGTGAGTGCTCTTATAGAAATCAATCATTAAAAGAGGATTAAACATTTATGCAAAACTCCTTTATTAAAGAATAATAGGATCGACAGTGATGAGATCAGTTGGGAAAGTACCAGCAAGAGAGTTGGTTGTAAAGATATGCTCAACCAGTCCACTCTTGATTAGGTCTCCTTCCATGATAGTGGTTTCGCAATGAGTAATAAAGAGATAAATGTTCTTCGCACCCTCAGCCTTAAGTGCCTTAGCGGAATGGAAGAAGGTGCCGCCGCGCGAACAAATATCATCAACAATGAGAATATTTTTACCTCTTACAGCTTCCTTGTTGATAATATCAATGCCTTTAATGTTACCAGTCGCCCAATCGCGCTTCTTCATGCCGAAACTATAAGGACGATTAAACTGTTCAGAATATCTCTTCATTGCTCCCTCATCAGGATAATACATCACAAGATCCGGATCGTTAATTGTGTTGATCGCACGCTCAACAAAAGGAGTGTTATCACGATTCTCGATACGATCAATAAGTGCCAGACTTACATTGCTGTGTGCATCATAGACAACTACCTTAGAGAAATTGAGCGAGTTGATAATGCCTGCGAAGCTCTTGAGAGTAAAAACATCATTAGGACTCTTTACTCTGTCCATGCGGGCGTGCGGACAGTAGGGCATATAAAGCGAGATACTATCATTGCAATAGTGGTTCTTTAAGCAAATAAGCGAGAATAATTCTGCATCGTTTTCATAGTCCCATCGTATTGCGGAAACAAAAGTATGACTCAGCTTCGGGGGTTCTAAATGCAAAGTCCCATCTGGAAAATGACTCTGAATAACTGGCAGCCAAGTTCCAGGGTAATGGAAAGTTTTAACAGAAAGCATAAATATTCTCCTCTCCTTACACAATTTTAATCTGGCAAGACTTCATTACTGCCAGAGCTGCTTCATGCGCTTCCTTGGTAGTACCGGCACACCAATCCTTATGGCACACAATTTCTCTATTGGGATAGAGTGCTCGAAGGATCAGCGCATTCGATACAACACAAATGTCAGTGCAAACACCGCAAATCTCAATCTGCGCAGTATCCTTTACCGGCATATTCTTCCACATAAAGGTACCAAAAGTATCCTTATCAACCACATAAAGGTTCTTAATTGCAGAAGCCGCGTCTGTCAGCTCTGGAACAATATCCCAACCCTCGGTATTCTTCACACAATGCTGAACCGGCAGGTACTTGCCTTCAAGAGTATTGAGGTAATCATCATCGTGGGTGTCACGAGTAAAGACAACCATATCGTAGTCCTTAATATGATCGGCAATGTTCTTTGTCGCAGTCTGAGCAGCTTCAGAACCAAGTGCGCCGGTCACAAAATCGTTCTGCATATCAATTACAATAAGAATTTTCTTCATAGGGAAAACTCCTTTCCTTATTCTTTATGTATATATTATATCATAATTATTTATAAAAATAAAAGAGAGCCTTTGAACAAGGCTCTCATATCTTTAATCCAGACCAATAGGTTTAATATCAAGCACCCTATCCGGATACATACTCCAGTTTTTCCAATTCCTCTTGCTTGCCTGCATTTCTGCGAGCCGCTTATTAGCTTCTACCATATCAGCCATATAGAGTAGATTGTCACTATTGATGTTATTTTTTTCAGTTAGTGCAGCAATAGTCTGTCTCTGGATTTCAAACGATGCTTCAAAGTTTTTATATTCCATGCTATAAGAAATAGCAACAAGCAGAATAACTAAGGTCGTCGCGCCACAAAAAACTGCACCGAGCGCCGCAATCCAATCGTATTCATGGCCAAATACCTTGATAGAAACGATAAGTAGCATTACAAACAGCATCGCTGCGATAAGTGCAACAATCATCCAATTAACCATTTATATTCTCCTTTATGCAAATAATGTAATATACGCAAATGCAACCGCTAAATTGCCAAACAGAAACCCTGCTTGATATGCGGTTGCCGGATCTGCTTGGTCAGCACCAATGGCCCGACCAAGAATAATTACAGCAATCCATAGGATGAAAGAAATAATCTTCATACTTCCTGTGCTTCCTCCATATCCGGTGCATTTTCAGTCTCCTTAATGATGCCTTCAAGTACCTTAAACTCGTAGGTCTTAGACTTGAAAGCAGTGAAGGAACGACGATTTACAATACGAATTACAACGCCTTCCTTGACATGAGTTTTGCCAATTGGGTCTGCAAGATCCTCGAAGTAATCATTGATGCGCTTCAACAGATCATCTACGGTAGTAAACTCAAAGTTGTCAATCACTGGTACTCGATTAAAGCCATGCTCATCACACCATGCAGTAATCTCGTCAGGAGTCCACTCACGCTCGCCGTTCTCAGAAGTGATGCGGTAAATCCACATATGAGACTCACCCGGCTCGCATCCATAAGAGAAAATAGAACGCTTGCCGAACTGTTTCTGGAAAGCCTTGTCTTTCAGCTTCGAGTTATCGCCAATCGGCATGATAGTATCTCCATCGCCGAGACCATAGTAACCTACAACCTCGTAAAAGACTTCCATACCCGGCTCAAGGAACGGCTTCAGCGCCTCGTGATGCGGCAGTCGGAACTTATTATCACCGTAGTAGCCACCATCATCCTCAGAGACTACACAACGACGAGTACCAAGTACATAAGCCTGCTTAGTACGCTTCTTCATATGAAACAGGCGACGGAAGAAACCATTCGGCAGCTCCGCAACAGTATTCATAGAACGCTGAGAAGTACCATGCATTTTAAGAGTCATGTTTAGCTGATCGCCCGGACGGAACGCATCAAGATTGTAAGCAAGCTGTGCAGTATCAATGTGCATTGCAAAATCCGGATATACAACGCCCTCTGCCTTACGACCCTTATAAGAGGTCTTAGCCACAGTCTGCGGATACTTGCGCTTCGGGATATACTTGCGGCAGAACTCTTTATCATTGACGGTATTTACCTTATCACCATCCTCCCAGTGCTGATCGCCAAATACTTCATAGACATGGTCAAGAGAAATGACAATACCAGAACTCTGGTTGCCACGGAGCTTAATTGCCCGGATGTGAGAGCTATTTTCCAAATATCCGCCTTGAGGAGTGCCATCGAGATTTTTTCGATATAAGGTGAAAGCATCGCCGAACCATCTCTCAATCTCTCCGTCTGTAGGAAGATAAAGCACTAACTCATTTTCTTTCATGTTGGACCCAACAATAACTCCTTCATTAAAACAATCTGCAAGCCACAGATTATCAGAATTGGGATCTTTATGCAGATTATTCAATTTTGTCACTAAAGCATAGTAAGCCATTTAACTCATGTTCCTCCTCTTTACTAATTCGTTTATATATAAAACCTTTATATGTGTTTCTCTGCCCATTTAATACTCGATAAATTGCTTTATCAGTTTTTGCATCTGGACAAAATTCTCTATATGCTGAAATTGCAGTAGGAAAAATAGCTAATAATTGACCATCTTTATCATACTTCGCAATCGGCTATCTTCTTGCTTCCAACGCCTTTTTCTTTGCATCTTCTCGATGACCATCTTGATAGGCTTGTTTTAATTTTTCACTTCGCTCTTTTTTTAAGGAAGGATTGTCGATAAACTTCTATTTTAGAGAGTTGCTAATCTTTTCGTTTCTTTTGTTACTATAAGTTCGATTTTTAGCAGCTAGAGTCATATGCTGTCGATACTCTGGATCTTCCCATAGCGACTTAACAGACTCGCCTATCTGTTTTCTAACTTCTTCCGTTTGATAGTTTCCGCCTGGAGAGACATTGTAACCAAAACTTGTATCTAAAAGATTTAATTCTTTGATTGTGTCTATTTCTTTTTGTCGAATTAAATCTTCATTATCGGATTCTAATATCACTTCTTTAGTTACATTTTCCCAGCCATATTTTTCAATAGCGTAGCCGACACGCTATCCTTTATATCTCCCCGATGCTCGCTGTTCAATGGAATTTCTAGTAATTCCGCAGTATTTCTTCCCATTTGGGAAAGTGTATAAATAACAAATCATCTAGATAACCTCCTAAATCTTTCTACTTATATTAAAAATTACTAGGAGGTTATTTAGAAGTTTTGTCCAAACTTTCTTCCTTATAATAAGCTCTTATCTTATTCATCTACATCCTTATAGGAAACAACTTCCACATTCTCAAGTTTGGTTGCAATAGATACCTTGCCGGTATAGATTACCACAACCTTGGTCTTACGATTTATGCCAATGATCTTGCCGGTGTAACCACCAGCCACATTAACAATAGTACCCTTGCATACATAAGGCATCATATTATAACCTCCTCTTGTTAATTAAAGCGTAATGTCAATTCCTTTATCGTGCAAGATGCGGATACACTCTTGCAGATAGTTGTCATCATGTTCAGGATAAATCATATTACCCTGCTTTGCGGCTTCATAAATCTCCTTATATCGGAAATCAGAAATCCATGTATCTTCACCCAGTGTAGCACCTCGCCAGTTAGGATCCTTCCAAATCTTATCTGGGTGATAACCACGCGCTTCCATCTCGTCCATAATGAGATAGTGATAAGCTACTAAAAGCGCGGGATCGTGAGTAAACGCATAATCTACAGTAGCGTGTTTCTTACCCCAACCCTTTCCCCGAAGCGCTGCACATTCTCGATGCTGACCAAGAAGGCGCTGTCGATCGAGATGTGGAATTAACTTTTGATGCCAGATACGCATTATATCACTCCTTAATAACTTCTTGCCAATGGTGATAGAGATAGGCACTTCCGCACAAAGGTTCAATTCCCTCTCGTTCAACAATACGATCGCCATCTCCAGTCTTAAGAATGAAACAACCACTTTTAATCATAGAAAGTAGATCGCCCTGATAGAAATGGCAACCAATATATCGCATATCTCTCGCAGGAACAACCTTTACTTTATAGCCACCTTCAAGCGTGTAAAGATCACCATAAGAATAGTCATCTTCCAACTTACACTCTACCCAATCATCAGAATAGCTAGAGAAAAATAATCCCGCGGGTTTGTCCAAATGCCCAAAGAATCTAAAGTTCTCAATACCTCCGCAATCGTTGACTAAATCTTTCAGCTTGAAATAATCCTGCAAATTTTTCATTACTTTTCCTCCTCTTTACAAGAACATTTCCGACAAGAGAAAAATAATATCTTTCTATCTTTCTTGTGGCAGTAATACTCATAATCAGGATGGTCGAACATATCATTACGCCCGTCTCCTAAATCTCTAACCTCAAGATATTTACAGCCTTGCATTTATCTTTCCCTCACTTTCTATATATATTATATAATAAATATATAATATTTTCAAATTACTCTTATTGTTTGGTCAAAAGCTGATATACTTCTATTATCATTTTTTAGATAACAATAGAGAAAATAATGAAAGGGGCAGATTGTCTATGTATTCTCAGATGATGAGTGGAGAAAAAGTAACTCCCTATTTAGTGCGTTTAGTAGCTGATACTGAAGACGAGATTGCCACCCTTCCTACCCACTATGCCCCTGGCAGTACCTGCGAGGTTATTGCAACCTCTAGTGTTTATAGATTGAATAACCAGGGTCAATGGATTAAACAAAAGTCAAGTAGTGGCGGAGGCGGTGGGACAGTTGTCGTTGATGGCAGCTTAGCCGATATTTCTGACATTGATAATTTATTTGGTTAAGGAGTGAAAAAATGAGCGTTGCATTAGAAAAGCTAATTGACCTTAACCTGTTATCACACTATGACACCAAACTGAAAAGCTGGGTTAAGGAATAGATTGATAACGCTACAAGCGCAGAAATCACTACAAGAGCAGAACTTCCCGAGGTCGGTGAAGAAGGAAAGATCTATTTTGTAGAAGATGCTATTTTGATTTACACTTCCGAAGGTCGCTATCAAGAGATCGGTGGAACTGGAAGTCCGCAAACAATTACTTGGAAAGATTTTTAATTAAAAGGGTCGAAGTTAAATACTTCGACCCTTATTTTTTTATTCAACAAATTGGAAAAACTCGGTATGACTGCCTACATCATATCTTGTGCCGTCCGCAGTCTCCCACCCACGCATATAATAAATCTTATAATTGGGGTTCATATCCTTGACAGCTTTAGTAATACATTTATACACCTCTTGTTTAGAAATATTCTCAGCAATAGTAATGCGCTCGCCATTGCTTCTATCGAAATATAATGTACCCATACTTAAAGCTCCTTCTGGATTGCGGCTTTCACGATATTATACTGCACATCATCAAGCAGTTCATCGACCTCAGGATCGCAAGACTTACCTACTTTCTCACAAAATGCGTCCGCAGTTACAAGAACATCTTCCATCGCACTGTTGGCAGAAATGCGCGCTTGCTCAAGATTAAAATATCCCTGCTTAACTGCGACAAGAAATTCTGGATTGCGGGGATGCAGACAATCTTCGTAAGACTCGCCCTCAGTGTAACGATGGATATACTCCTGTACTCTCAGTAGATGGTGCAGCTGTTTTGGATCGTAGCCATATTTAGCGAGAACTGCGACTTTACTAGGGTACTCATGTTCCATCGCATGGTACTTCTCCATAGCAATACCCTTCATGGTTTTTACCGCACTATAAGGGGAATAATGCGCGATTTTCTCGCGCTCCGCAGTCAGTCTATTCCACTCATCTGCGAAAAGCGGATTTACCCACAGATAAGGAGTGAACAGGATCTCGATGAAATTGAGATTTTGCTTGCGGAAAGTAGAGAACATCAGGCGAATATCTTTAAGGTCAGTATGCTCATCGTTGGCACGAACATGAGTGGTACTAATAGGTTTCTTATTGAAAACAATCTCCTTAAAGGTAGGAGTGAGGATCAGTTTGGTATCCACATCGCTGGTCGGGATCTGCAAGCCATAATTTTGAGAACCTTGGAGGAAGATACCTACGATACGAGAGTTATCAAATCTCTCTTTTGCTTCCTCCAGATGGTCATGAACACGCTGCATAATTTTATTTTCCATTATCAATAGCCTCCATTTCTTTAACATATCTCTCGGGAATAGGATGCGCGGTAATGAGCGTATCCTTACCTCTCCAGATGTAGATGTTGCCTCGATATATTCTGATAGAGCAAGTGTTTGTTTGATTTCTTTTGTTCTGCAAGTAAGAGAAAAATCGCGGAAACTTCTGGAATTGATTAATCGTTGCACCGGAGCGTTTAGCTTGCTTAGCTAGCTTTTTAGCTTCTGCAAAACTAGTGCAACCGTCGGTTCGCTGAACAATACGCTCTTTGCTATGTCTTGTAATTCGTCCCATTACTTTACACCTCTTCCTCTCTTTTTGTAGCATCTAAATAAATTCGAATGGTATCCGCCTTACTCTCAAGAGTATTTGCTTCCTCAATGAGATGCTGTGCTTGCCAGTATAGCGCAGTAGCGAATTTATCTAGCTCCTCTCTTGACTTATCGAAAAGACCCGGATACTCTGCTTCGAGGTCTTCCAAATCCTCCTCTTGATACCATTTTAGACCAAGTTCTGAAAACTTACCCATTAAATCTTCCTCCAAGTAAAATGATTGTAATAAACTATTTCATTACAAGTAGGACAAACTGTCAAAAGTCGGCCAGTGCCAACCCCACGGGTAACTTCATTAAACCTACAATGAAAAACGCACTTGCACTTTTCGCATTTAACCCGATAACCAATATATCTATGCTTCCTAATAATAACCATTATCTAATCTCCCTCCATCCATTTTTCTCAATGACCACTCTCATATTCTGAACGCCGACAGGATTCATACTATGTATATGAAAGCTATATCCAGTATCTACAATACCTTTAGCTTCTAGCCAATCGAGTAACTTGATATAGTCCCCGCCTTTAGATACATAGTCACCAGCATCATGATCAAGGTCAATCAAGATATTGTCATCTGTCATGTTATGTTCATAGTGCCAAATTGCAGTTTTAGCTGCTTCTACGCTTTTAGCCCAGATATATCCAACTGGAGCTGGTCTTGTATCATCAATCCATAACTTCATGCAATAAGTCTCCATCTACAGCTAAAATAGGATTTGCCATTTAAGCAAGCTCGCTTAATTTTCTTAGCGATATTATTCCCATTGATGGTATCCTGCTGCTTTACATCAACCTTTGTAGTAATAAGCCATTCGGCAGCTGCCTGCAAGTTATCAAAATGGTTGATTACTGCTTTCTTCTTGTTTATAATACAAACAGTTCCGACAGGAAATTCTACTTCGTTCAACTTAACAGAAGGAGCTACTTCCTCTTTCTTTTTAACACCCATTTTCTCTCGCAGCTTCTCAATAGAGATAGAATCAGTAATCTTAACGACCTTAGCCAGCATCATCGCATCATCAAGAGAGTTATGAGTCTGAATTGCTGCATCGTCAATCAAGAGCTTATAGGCTCTAATCAAAGCGCAATCCTTAATTTTAGTTCTCTTACTGAACCATTTAGCCGCATTTCTCATATCGCCGCATACGTAGCCCATCATAGTGCGTGCTTTCATAGAAATCGCATTATGGAATGTATGGCGCAGATATTCAATATCAGCATTACCCCAAGCATAGAACTCTGGCATATCATCAACACCATCAAAAGTCCAGTCATAGAATTCTTCAAAAGCCTTGTCTGCGGATGGTGCGCTTTTCAGCATATCTACCGTGAGACCTGTCAGCTTAGTGATAAATTCAGTGACTTTATTAAAATTACTGGGAGCCACAAGCGAGTAAAAAGTCTTGCCATCTTCCCGCACGCAGCCAATCGAAATAATCTCTCCCGCGAACTGAGTAGCTTCAAAGTCAACAAAATACTTCATAAATTCATTTACCCTCTTTCTTTACTTTCTATATATATTATATGATATTTTTATAATAAAATAAAGGAGAGCTATTAATCTAGCTCTCCTTTACCATTATTCTTGCTTACATGGCTCTCTGAAGTAGCCACAGCCGCACTACTTTACCCACGGAGCATTTGCGTGTCCGCACTTTGGACAGATCCAACCTGTCTACATGATTACTCACCTCGCATTTTATCATAATATGCGCCCCAGTCTACGGGACCATTATCAGAGGTGTCGCGGAAAATGTTGCTCCAAAACTCTTCATAAGTGGCATCAGAGATATTCGGATTGACAGCTTCAATAAGAGCAACACCATACTCACCTACAATGAGGTCAATAAAATTCTCTCCGCAATCAAGAATATTGCTGAGTTCAACTGCTTTCTTGTTATAAAGCGCGAGATTATGTGCGTGCTTAATAAAGTTTTCTTTATTCATGTGTCACTTCTCCTTATCTTGTATTGGTGAAGTATTGATAGCCATATCATAGATATTACTACAAGTGACTTGATTGTCCTAAAAGTCAAAACAAGAGCACTGCGGCACCCAAGGTGCGTTTACTCTCTTACACCGAGGACAAAGCCAACCTTCTTGCATTATGATTTTACCTCCTTAAAAATCCCAAGCGTTGCCATTAATGATGGCTTTAGCATATTTGTTATTAGACATTCCGGGAGCATTAGACAGCTCATTCCGCAGAATAGTAAGAGTATCTTCGTCAATACCCTTAAGCAGAGAGATAGCCATAACTTCAGACAGATTACTAATTACCTGCTCCAGTTTTGCAATTCTATCAAGAGTACGATAAGAGAACAGACACTCAATGCCGGTTTTATCAGTAATGTTACGAAAACAATGGCAGAAAGAAACGAGTTTCTTGTTATCATGCGCCATTGCCATCTCAATCTTCTCAGAATAGTCGATATTCACCATTGCAAAACGATCAAGACTTGCTCTATCCAAGCAATAGCGACCAGTGTAGTTATTATCGGCACCTGTACCAACCGTGTTACCGGCAGCGATAACTCTAAAGTTAGGGTGCGCATTAACTTTACCGGTGGGGAAATCGAAGTATCTATTCGCGATGGCCGCGTTCAAAATGATCAGAGTCTCGGGGATAGACGCATCCATCTCGTCCAAGAAGAACAGGCCGCCCTTCGTAAAAGCCTTATAAAACTGGGTTTCCTGATAATTGCCATTGGCATCAATGAAGCCAGTGAGTTTGTACTCCTGCGTAACGGCATTGGTGAAGTAAAAATCCAGACCCAGAGCTTCCGCAACCTGCTGACAAATGACATTCTTGCCGGTGCCTGCTTTACCAGTCAGATATACTGGAATATCCAGATTAACAATATTGGCTACTTCATCGAACTTCTCATGCGTAGTGCCGACAATCTTATGAATACCTTCGGGAGAGCGAATTTCATGAATTTCGGGGAGAAAACCATAAGTCTGATGGATCTTTTCCTCGATCTTAGGATACAGCTGATCGAGAACTTCGTCCGCATTAACATCAACTACGGCATTAGTCACCGCCTGCATCATTGCTTTAAGCATCTTCTCGTTATCCATATTAGCATACCTCCATGTATTTAAGAATTTCTTCAATGTTGTTACCATGATCTGTAATCCATTCTCTGTTGATAATATAAGTATCTTTTTCCTTTAAGCAAGTTTTAATCTGTTCTAATGAGACTGGTCTACCATATCCACAAGAGAAATCTTCTTCCATACTAGGGCAAGTCTCTAGATACTTAAAACCAATACGCCTAAACATACTGGGGTGAACCATAGGGAAACAAATCTTTTGCAGACTAAAGCGTTCATTGAAATTTTTGATATTTACAGTAGGAAAAATTATCTGTCTACCTTTGACAGAAGGAATAAATCCTATCGAGAGCTTGGTCTGAATTCCAGCAAGTTCAATAAGGTTAATAGCAGATACAAGAGCTGCGCCCGCACTTTCTAGCTCTTCCGCTTCTACCATAGCCGCGCCACCAGTGGCATAGATAATAGAAATAGTTTTCTTCTTTCTATTGATTTTCTCTACTGAAATCATAGACTTCGGCAAGCCCATTAGCGCATTTGGTACATTAGGCACGAAACCTACAACCTGATTAGTTGCAATCGGCTTAGGAATAAGATTATACATCTTACTAACTAACTTTTTGTTCTTTATCAGATTACTCTTGATATTCTTAACTGGATCATTATATCCATAAATCAAGAGAGATTCAGCTTCCTCATAAGTATTTGTACCGCTCCAATTCGAGTTACCAGTCGTTTGAGAACTATGTTCATCTCTCATAAACTTATTGTTTGGTCGTTCTTTAAGCGTGTTCATAAGCTCAAAAATGCTGCTAAATTCTTCTTTATACATATTATAAGACACTCTTATAAACTTCCTTTCCTATTTCCTTATGTATATATTATATAATAATTATTTATTATTTTCAAATAGAAAAGAAAAAACGAGGAAATATTTCTATTTCCTCGTTTATATTAGTGAATCTGCGCGTAGCGCTCACTGTCCAGCTTCTCAAGAACAAGAGCAAGTCCGTCCTTGCCGCTCAGAATCTGCTGGATCATAACAGGGCTGAAACCACTTACGTAGCTAAAGCCGTCCCCAATCGCGGGAATGTTGTTATTACGCGCGTTCAGGTTCCAAAAGACACAACTCGGCATCTTGTAGCCACACCGCGCCCACTTAGCCTTCATGTCTTCAAACAGAGTGTTGATCCGCTGCATTTCCATGCCACGACCCCAGCCGCCAGTAACATGGTTACTCGTTACACAGCGATCAAATTCCATATCAGAAAAGATATATACACGCTCAGGCATATCTTCTGCACGAACAGACTGCTTCATAGCGGTCGCAAGCAGCATATCGAAAACAGCTTCGATATTAGTATTCGCACCCCAATCCGCACTCACGCAGCGGCACAGCTTATCCGTAATGTCTGCACCCTCGAACTTTACCAGCTTCGGAGAGCCAGAAAAAGTAATGAAGTGGTTAGCAAACGGACCGTGCGCCTTATCTGCAATGTATGCGCCCATAGAAACAGCCGCTTCCATAGGAACACCAGACATAGAGCCAGAAACATCGACAACTGCGATGCCGTTCTCTACATTGTCGCCATAGAAATTGGGCAGATTATCCCAATACTTCTGGAGCATTAGACGCTCAGAGTCTTCCAGACTCTTACGGCGAGAGCTGAAGGCACGATGAGCAATGTCATGCGGATACAGCGCACCAGCGTTAACGGTAGTTTCAGTATCCTTAGCAAAAGCCTCATACTTTGCCTTAATCATATCGCGACGCGCAAATGCGTTACGATAGATAATACCTGCACGAGAAGGAATTTTATCAAACTCAATCTCGTCCCAACGGTTTTCAGACATAAGGCGTTCGACAATGCGGATGCGCTCGCGCAGTACAGACAAGGTCTTGCGGTACTCCTTCGGAGTCATATGGAAATGATTACGAGAGATCGTCGCCAGACGACGCGACTCCTTAGAAGAAGTGTTCTCAGACTTCAGCCACTTAGCAAGAAGCGACGGAGTTTTACAAGAAACATCGAGCGCAAGCTGATGTCTCATAATCTTGAAAGCCTCATCTTCCAGAGGAGTGTCGACAAAGACGTAGAAATCATCCCAACGACCATACTCGGGCACGAACTTCAGGTTACGGCGCATTGCTGCGGTTTCATTGAAGGCAAGCCAACGAGAAACCACGCGGAAGAAACGACGTTCTCCCTGTCCACCACGCACATCGCGCAGATAAAACAGACACTTCAGTGCATGAGCCTCGTCCTCATCAAAAGCAGCCTTGAACAGAGTGATGCAATCTGCATCGGTGCGCTGACGATAAGCGCCTCCAAGCGCAAAAAGATCCATAAGTCCATTTAGCGTAGACTTATGAGTAATAGCGCCATTCTCAGTCAGAGTGAAGTTAGTGTCCTGCTTCATAGCGTTCATAAAAGTATTCATTGTATCAATCTCCTTTTGATTTTTAGTCGCTCCCTTGGACAAGGGAGATAGTTTATTGATAATGTTCTTCTGCGTGACAATTTGCACATAGTAATAAACATTTATCTACTTCTTCATAAAGTTTATCTATATTGTCGAGTGTTACTCCAATTTCGGCTATACCGAAATCTTTTTGGGTTGGGTCAAGATGGTGAAATTGTAAAGCTCCTTCGCATTTATCATAACCACAACGCTCACATTTTCCGCCTTTATAAAGAATTAGCTAGTGTTTGATGGCTTTTTGACGAGCCTTACCGCTATCTTGGCTTGGAGAGCAATCATAACAATAAATGCGATTATTGACTTTTGTTTTATATTTCTTCCCACAAATCGGGCATATCTTCTCAATCTCTTCTTGAGCAATATTGGGATTAGTACATTTACCACACGACTAAGTGGGCCTGCTACTTGTTAAACTTGAACCTCTAATTTCCTTTTCAGTTCCACAGTCACATCTGCATTTCCAATAGGTCTTACCATTGCGGTTTGGCGCTCTTTCAATAACGACTAACTTACCAAAACGCATACCAGTTAAATCTCTTAAATTTGGCATTTTAATTCCTCCCTTACTATATATAAGAGAAGACCTTAATAGACAAACGGATTTTGTCCAATGTTAGTTTATCTTTTTGTCTATGGAGCAAACGGCTGGATTCGAACCAGCGATCACGGGGTTGCAGCCCGCTGTCTTAATCCACTTGACTACGTTCGCATAAGAGCGGCAAAAGCCGCTTAATCGGTCATTAAGACTACATTGGAAATATGTGTAAGATATGTTACATCATCAATCTTGATTTGAATAGTGTCACCATCGTCAAAGTCTTTCCAAGACTGAACTGTGCCATCAACTACTGTGCCATCTGGCATCGAGATAATTGCTCTATTAAAATAGAAATTAGTATCTAAAATCTGACGGTTTCCGCATCCAGTTAAGCAGAATGCTAAACCCGCAGCTGCAACCAGCGCCACAATCTTCTTTTTCATTGTTTTATAACCCTTTCTGTAAGTTAATGGTAGGCGAGGAGGGACTCGAACCCTCACGCATAAGCAGCAGATTTTGAGTCTGCCGTGTCTACCATTCCACCACTCGCCCATAGGAGAAGAGAATTATCGCAAGAAGAAGCGAACATTATTCTTCTTTTGATAATCCATCTCAGCCTGATAAACGCCCTTGAAGAAGTGTCTTACCTTATTCAGCATTATTAAATCCCTCACTTTCTATAAATATTATATCATAATATTTATTTTATTGCAAATTTTTCATTTATTGCTTTCATTGTAAATAATCCAGGACTGCTTAGCAGCTATCCTTTTCGTCCATCTTCGCCCCGCAGTACCTGCAATAGTAGCTATCACTACTCTCTGCGTTTCCGCATTCGCTACAAGTGAGTACGCCATCATCATGGTGAATCCATCTCCCATGCACCACTGGGACGACATCGGCGGTAGGAAGCGCCTTAATCCTCTCTGCGTACCAACTCGGATAATGCGCTTCCGGCGCTTCGCTGAAGATTGTATTCAGCGCGGCTTCTTTCGTGATGTATTTAGCCATCAACTGACTTCCGTCCAAATATTCCCGCAGTAGCGGACAGTGCGCCGCCGGGACCGCCGTGCAGAATCCGCCGACCGCAGTACAGTTCCCGTTATCCTTATGCCTAAAGCGGCAACGCAGGCAATTAACATTTTCCATCACATTTCCTCCTCCATCGGCATCCGTTACAGGCCACATGAACCAGCGTGTAGTTTCCATATTTCTCGTCTAATTTGTTGGCGGAGGGCGAGAGACTCGAACTCTCACGCCGTTGTTCACGGTTACTAGCGGTTTTCAGGACCGCTCCCTTGCCAATTAGGGTTAGCCCTCCGTATAGAGCAGTTTTATATCCTGCTCAGGATAGCAGCTTATGTAGTTTCAAGGAACTCTTGTTCAGCTTCCATAACTTCACGCAGTTCATGCGCAGCCTTATTCTCATAATCAGCCATATCAGAATAATGAGCAACCGCATCATCATAAATGCGTCTAGCCTCAAGTTTCTTCGCCGTTGCGCGCTTCATACGCTTGCGGGCAATCTTTTCCGCACACCGCAGAGCAGCAATCTGCTTACCCTTCTCCAGTGAAAACTCGTCATCTGCATGGCATACTGCAACGCCTCGCACTACTCTGCCTGCGTAGGTGGAAACCGCAATTACACGAGAACCATTGGTATAAAACTTGTACTTCTCAATCGGATACATAACTTGTAACTCCTTTTCTCATTTACTATATATATTATATAATAAAATTTCATATATGTCAAAGATCATCTAAGCTAGCTTAGTATCGACCCTTATCATATTTCCTTTTGTTTATATACATATAATACAATAATTTTTGAGAAAAATAAAAAATAGGATAAAGCCTAATGGCTTTATCCTATTAAATCAGAGAAATTGCCCCAAGCAACAGATGCAGTAGGAGAACCCCACGATCCATCACCTTTAAGGTACTTATCAGTATCTCCTGCTTGAGGTGCTGGTACTAAACCTCTCGTGCCCGCGGCCGTAGAGGAAGCCCCAGTCATAGTATCTACATTGTTTTGAACTACTGTCCAGTCACTTGCTTTATAGCTAGAGCTATAATCACTGATACATATAATCATATCACCTATTTCAAGTTTGCCCAAAGAAGCAATCTCGAAAGAAGCATTAGCTTTATATGTCCAACCAATTTTGTAGTTCTTTAGACCAGTAAGATCGGCAGCACTAGAGACGACACCTTTAAAGACTAGAGAAGAAGAAACCGCGGTTTGCAATGCATTGACCGCGGCTCTTGCTTCTTCATCTTTAAGGGAGTAAATGGTACTGCCGAGTTTAATTTTGGAAATATCCGCCATTTACTCACCATCCTTTATTTTCATAAACGAGTTTTAGCTCGCTAGTGCTAAATTACTTAACAGTAACTTCCTTAGAGGTAACTACTACGTCGTCAACATCAAGTTCAACAGCACCGCCGGTAAACTTGGTCTTGTCAGTATCTACGCCAGCCTTATCGTAAGATACGCCGGTAACAACCTGAGTCTTAGTGCCTGCGAAAGTAGCATTAACATCGACTTCATTACCAGCAAAGGTAGCTGCAAATTTATCGCCAGTAAATACTGGAGCTGTAGCAGTAGCGCTAGTAATACCAGTTACAACATCGGTTGCAGTTTCAGCGAGTTCTGGAAGAGCACCTGCATCAAATGCACCTTCTGTGTAAGAAGCCTTTGCACCCTGAACGAAAGTAGGAAGTGCGTTCGCAGTAAAGCTAAAACTTAAAGTCTCAGTGGTATCATCAACGTTAGCGCTCCAAGTAGCCTGAGAACCTTGAGTAAAAGTATCATCGCCGTTGGTAACAAAAGTATCCTTAGCCTTAGACGGCAGAGAACCAACAGAAGTTACCTTTTTAATGCTATCCTTAGCTGGGGTTACGGTTACGTTTGGTGCAGACACAGAACCGGAAATTTGAACACCGTTTTCAGCATCCTTAGCAATACTAACAGTACCAGCAGCAGTTGTAGTACCGGTTACAGTACCTGCTGGAGTATAATCACTCTTGGTTAGAGTAGCATCAGTTGCGGTCTGAGTAAGACCAACCTCAATAGAACCTGCGGCATTACCCTTAGCCTTCAGACCGATAATAATCTGGCCAGCTACGGTACCAGTAGCGGAATCCTTCTTAGATAGAGCACCAAGACCCATATCCGCAGCAAGGGTATCAAGGTTAATATTAGCAGACAGATTCTGAGTACCAATGGTAACAGTCTTTAAAGCATAAATGCTCTCATCGCCAAGCTCATGCCATGTAGCCGGCTCACCGCCATATACATACTCCTTAACACCAATGATGATTACATCACCAGCAACCGGATTGGTAATGTCAGCAAAAGCACTAACAACACCACGGAAGTGCATAGAACCTGCAATACCGGCAATAGCGGCCTGAACCTGAGCGCCAGTTACAAGACCTTGCTCCTTAGCACTAACGCCAGCCGCAACGTCCTTCTTAGCAGCATTACCAAGAGTAGCAAGAAGCTCACGAGCCTCAGCATCCTTTAGATAATAAGTCTGATCTCCAATAGTTAGTTTGGAAACAACAGGAACATTCTTAGGATCAAAAATAGCAGCCATAAATTAATTTCCTCCTATAAGATTATTTGAAGATAGCTGTTTCATCTTCTAAATTAACTGTAGCGCCAACTTTGGCGTTCAGTACATCTGTAATCGCTTTTTGCGTCATGGTACCATCGGTATTTTCTCCACTGCCAGAGTAAAGTTTCATAACACCTGCGGTTTCCGCGGACGCTACGGGAAGCGAACCCGGTCCAATACCAACAAACTCAACACCATTATAATAATATAAAGCATTTGAATTATTGGCATCAATATAAATTTTATTTTCATTAGGAGTGATTTCTTGAGTGCCATCAACATCTTTGAAAATCTTTTCACCAATGAAATAAGCGCGTTGGAAGATAGTATTCTCATACTCAAGACTTCCATAAGTTGACACGCCATCGCCAACAATCACGCAAAGGCCTTGCTTAGCAGTATCTACTAAACAAATTTCGCCCTTTTCGGGAATAAAACTATCCTTTACCTTCTCGTAATTGTAATCATTATCACGGCGCATCTTTAAGACAATCTAAATTGTTTTAACAGCCATATGCCTTAACCTCCTATTGTTATAGGAGCGCCGCCGGCGTCCAAAATGATTGTATCAGTATCCTCAATCGCGGGAGAAGTGATCTATACTCGAGTACTGTTATCAGTATCCAAGAAAATCAGACGATTACCCTCATCTGTCGTGAAAATCAACTAGCCCTCTTTAATCGGGATGCTATCGAGATTGGCAAAAGAACCTTTAAGAACTACTAAATCAGCCATTCTTATAAATCCCTCCTCTCACATAGATATAAAAATTGTAGCAAGTCATTTTCCCATATTTGGCCCGAAAAATTCTAAAGCCACTTTGCATTTGCACCGAGCGCGGTCCGATGCCCACATATATGCAACAAAAAACCCTGTCATTATATAATAATGACAGGGTTTATATTTACTTACACACCAAACTTGTTAATCATCAAGTCGTTTACCTTAGTAAGTGTGAGAGAAAGAACGGAGGTGGAATTGAGCCACTGTTTCTTAGCAATCTCTGCATCGTCGTCTGGCAGCTCATCAAAAGCATCCCACGGCAACGATAATGCGACCTTATCAGGATCAACACAAAGCACGCCATTCTCAGCAACGACATCCTTCACATCGAATTTAACGTGGTAGCAGAACTCTTTATTGTAAAATTCACAATATACCCATCCCGCAGAATACAGGTTAACTCTGTAACTATATTTGGTATTAGTCCAACCATTAGAAAGTCTAACGGTAATATCATAAGCGACATCACGCTCATAATTGATATTCAGATCCATGAGAGTTTCCTCGAGAGGGTATCCCTGCTTAAGATCAAAAGCAATAGCCCGCAAACAGTCGAAAGTGATATTCGACATCTGAGACAGCTTAATAATCTTATCAATCTCGTCGTCCCAGCCAGTGCCGAGCTTATCAGTCATGTAAGCACGAATTTCCTCAGGTGCAGGACAAGTAATCTCGAAATGATAATGGAAACGACCAGGTCTATTAACAAGAAACTCATTGAGGTCACGCGGATCGTTGCAGGTGATAACGAACAATTTCTTGCCATTATCAATACCGTCAAATAGACTAAGCATTTCTATCTGCGGATCACCGTCATCTGTCTTGCGGAAAGTCTTTTCGAACTCGTCGAAAATGATTGTTACCTCTTGCTGAATAGAGCTAAGAAAATTGCTGATACCGGGCACAGCCGCATCAACAATAATAACAGGCATATCATTTTCAATAGATTTGCTAGCAATCATTCGAGCGAGCAAAGACTTACCAATACCCTTCTTACCAGAAAGAATAACACCAAAGTTTCTTTCGCTAATCTGAAACGATTTAAGGATTTTATCTGCCTTGCGGGCATGGTCGCCATAAATCGTGCCCTCATTGATTACAAGGTCATCATGCTTGGTAAGCCAAAAACCCATCTGCGGATGGAAACCGACTGTGTAGGTTGCAGCAGGTAATTCTTTGTATGTCTGAACATCTTCGCCATATACCTGATAGCGAGAACCTGCATTTACAATATTCATACTCTACTTCCTTTCAAATGTATATGGTGCGGGGCCGCGGATTCGAACCGCTTTTTCAGCCTTTTAACGCTGATGGTCTACTTATAGCCTAGCCCCGCGTATGGTGGTTCTTCAGAGGCTCGAACTCTGGATCGTCCCGTTATGAGCGGGATGCTGTGACCAACTCAGCTAAAGAACCATATGACGGCATTAAAGCCGCCAGGAGTCCGTAAAGAAGGAGAAAATGGCACCGGTTGGTAGAATTGAACTACCGTCAGAGGAGTCAGAATCCTCTGTACTACCATTATACTAAACCGGTAAATTGGTGCCGCCAGCGGGACTCGAACCCGCACGGTTCTACACCGGGGGATTTTAAGTCCCCTGTGTCTACCAGTTCCACCATGGCGGCATACTTTCTTATTCATAACCTACTGCATCATACATTGGAGCATAACTTTTCACATGACGATGAGTAATAACTCCAATACAAGTTTCTTTGTCATCTACTTCTTTAATGTAAATAGAAGCCTGATCACTTGTGATTGCGGCACGACCTCGTGGATTTGTTACACGCTTCGCGCACTCTTCGACGTGCTTCATATCAATAGTATTGATCTCAATACGCTTGTTTCTACCAATGATTACAAAAATAGGTTTATTATTTACTAACAAAGGCTTTGTATCAATGATCCGTCCGCACCATCTAATTGAATATTCTTCGTGAACATCTGTAACAATCAGATGGGTCTTAATCATAACATCTTCTGTCATGCTTTTAACCTCGCAAAGAAAGCTAATACATCATCATCTGCTTGAACTTCTACAATATCCTCTGAACGAGGTGCTGGAGTTGATTGATGGAATGGGTGTTGCTCCTTCCAACAATCTAAGAAATGTTTCTTGATGTAGCTCTCCGAACTGAAAGCCTTATGACAAGTTGGACAAATATACATATCTCTCTTCCTCTTAACAAATATCATCCATTGTTGGGTCACTAATTTCAATACCTGCGAAGATTTCGCAATCATCATAGGTCATATTCCGCATAAACTCAATCTCGATTGCTTCTCGCTCGAGAGTTTCAATATCCTCTTGATATTCATAAATCATGTTCATGATATTGTGAATAGCGCCAAACACTTCATCGAAATTATCCACGGTAATGTTAATTCCTTTTGCAATCTCGATTTGTTGCTGTAGACGAGCAATCTCTTTATGAGCAGAAGTCTTGCTTTCCCGCAATTTGCTTGCTATTGATTCAAGCTGTTCTTGACTAAATCTCCTAATCTTTTCATAAGGAGCTTCTGCAATATCATAAACATGAGTATTACGAGAGTAATTTGCGAGAGGAATAAAATCCTCATTGTGACGAACAAAGAAGTTAAGATATTGTGACATATACATTCTCCTCTCTTTCGTGTGGTTGGAAGCACAGGATTCGAACCTGTATCTCGCGTCCCATACGATAAAATTGCTGTTACAGCCTATTACTAGGCTAAATCTTACGCGCGTGCTGTCTCTTACACTAACTTCCAAATGGCTGGGATGGTGAGACTCGAACTCACGAATTCCGGGGTCAAAGCCCGTTGCCTTACCGCTTGGCGACACCCCAATATTTACAAGACGCTAACGGGCATAACCAATTCCTTTTCGTCCTTTTGTCGGTTCCCCATATGCTCACTGTCCAAAAGAACTAGGTTTCTTAAGACCGTGGTCTTAAAACCATAAATATCTCTTATATTTATTCAAATTAGTAGCACAAAAGTTTGCTGATATAGCGTCTTAATCCACGATTTGTGGTTGACCTTGCCGGCCTATATAAATATTATATCATAATATTTATTATTTTTCAAATCAAGACCCACGGAAACTCAAGCTAATTACTCCATATCTCCCACTTGTTTCCGTCTTAAAGAGATATATCATAGTCTGGAGGTAATACACTTACCAATAAACATTCTTGTATTCAAGTAAATAGAAGAATTTGCTGTATGGGTCTTTTCCATAACATAGGAAAGGAGTGATACATAACCCCATTTAATGGGGAAGTGGCCGTAACTATAAGGGATAACCTTATCTAAGCTCTGGCAAGTTACGAGGTTTCACCGTATTTCCATTTGTATCCATAAGCAGTTTTTCGTTTGCCATTGCATACAGCAGCTATATGCCCTGAATGTTGTTTGCCCAAACGATCATAAGCAGCTTTAATTGAAGGGAAAATATTCAAAATTTGATTGGTATTTTTATCTATCTGTATAACAGGCTTAATAATACCTAAACGACTTTTAATACTTCGCTCTTCTTTGGAAATACCATATTGATTTAACACCTTTGAACAAGTGTCCGTAGAATAATTCAAAATTTTTGCAACTTCTTTAATATTTAATCCTTCTTTATATAAAGAATATATTAAATCATAGTCACAATATCTCTTTCCATCGCCGCCAAGGGTTGCATTATATCCATTCTTGAAAGAACGTTTTTGTTCAATCCAATAAACTTCTCGTTCTTCTGGATTATCCGTTTCTTCAATTAGCTCAATATGGAAATGTTCAACCCCATATTTCCGCATAGCAGAATATAATGGACGCTTTTCGTTACGCTCTTTGAAAGCATCTCGACAATGTTCCTTAAAGCGTTTCTCGATAGAGAATTCAGTTTTACCGACATAAATTTTACCATTTATGTCATTAGTGATCTAATAGATGTATGCCATAACTAAATGACTCCTTTCTTTTTATTTTGATATAATTAGCATTACCCGTCTTTTACCGCGTGGAGGTTTATATCACAAAAGACTCGGAGTGACAGGATTCGAACCTGCGACCTCGATACCCCAAATATCGCCGTCTACCGCTGACTTACACCCCGTTATAAAGACACATATTGTAATATGTGTCTTTCCTTATCTTGTATAAATATTATATCATAATATTTATACAAAATCAAATTGTTGTAACAAAAGCATTATATCCCTTGTTAGCTAGATCATGAACTACTCTTGCTGCGTTAGTCTTCACAGAAAACGCACCAACTTGTACCTTCCAATAGCTACCAACCTTGCGGACATAAGCGTTTTTATATCCTGCATTGATTGTGTCTGGAAGAGCTTTAATCTTAGCCAAAAATGCGTTTGCATTAGCTTTCTTGCTAAATGCGCCAAGCTATACTCTATAAATAACTTTTGGCTTTAAATAAACAGCCATTACATTATCAACAGGACGATTAGTAAATGCTTTTGTGATACACTTACCATCGTGTAATACCTTGGTACTTCCACCTCCATCAAGGTTAATAGCATAATCAACCTTGAGAGTCTGCAAGAAAGATTGCATTTGCGAGAAGTTCATACCTGGAGATTCAATAGCTACAATAAAGATATTCTCTTTATTATAAGCTAAAATAGTTCTTCTAGCTTTGTAGTTAATCTCAGAAGCAATAGTAATAGGAACTGCGGCGCCGGCCTTAATCAAAACTGGATAGCCACTTACGAAGTCTTCAAACTTCTCTTGACCAATTACACCGTATCTTAGCTCTCCATTTATAGTTCCAAATCCTTCTCTGTAAGAAGAATTAGAGCTAATGATTTTTCCTTCATCAGAATAATTCAAGATAGTTGAACCATTGCTCATGTTAAAGAAACCACCATTTGAAATAATAGAAGGCTTAACAGCGCAGCTATCATAATAGGCTTTCAAAGTCTAACGAGGCTATTGACATAATGCCATATCAAACTTTGAAATCTCTGTCTTAGGGATTTCTACAACAGTGATATAAGAATAGTTAGTTGGATTATAAATCTTCATTTTATCACCTTCCTTAATATTTATAAAAGAGAAGATAATTAAATTAAAGAAATATCCCCAAATGGTAGTCCAGATAAGACTTGAACTTATGCCCTTTCGATTATCAATCGAACGCTCTACCGACTGAGCTACTGGACTATATGGCGCGGAGGGAGAGATTCGAACTCTCGGACCCTCGCGGGTCACTAGTTTTCTAGACTAGCGCCTTAAACCGCTCGGCCACCTCCACTTATTATCAAGACTCTATTATAGTCTAATTAACGGTTAGATGCTCAATAAGCTAAAGAATTGCTGTTAGAGTCTTAATGGTATGCTATATTGGACTCGAACCAATGACCCTCGGTTTAGAAGACCGATGCTCTGTCCAACTGAGCTAATAGCACTTATTTCATTCGATATTTAAGCCAATCTCTGTAGGCTTCTTCTCTCGTAGGTGTTGGTTCATCTTTCCAGAACCAATAGCTTTTACGTTCTTTCCATCTATTAACAGAGATATGATAGAACTGTTCAAAAGAACTTGGAACAAGAGAGCAATAATCACAAATATCCCACTGACAAGTATATTTCTTGTAAGCAGAATTCGATAAGTCGAGGTTAATGTTTCTATTAAGCGCCCGCCGCACTTTACGATTAGCAATCTTCTTCATGCCACGGTTATGATCCTTCCAAACCGGTTGTTTCCGATATGAACGAGCCATAATTACCACTCCTTATCTTTATGCTTTTGTTTGCGGGAATACGATCCCTTGCCCTTCTTTGCCGAGATGGCAAATCCTCTGCGCTTGAACTGAAGATACTGCTGGAGTTCTTCTGGCGTTTTCTTAAAGATTTCTTTCTTCATAAGTCAGACCTCCTTGTACCTCATAATCAAGACTTTCTTATTTCTACAACCGCAGCCAAAAGTTTCATAAGAAGGAAGGATAACATATTCTCTATCTGGATTGATATTGTCAAAGCGAGATAAAATTCGCTTTGCTTGCCGCAATCGAGGTAATGCAACCTGATTATCAAGCTGGTAATGCGCCCATTCAAGGATTTCACGACCAGTAAAAACCTTGTGCTGATAGCTAAGAATATTTCGCATAACTTCCTCCATTCCTCTATTGTTTAAGCAATTAGTGAAAATGGTACCCATATTGCCGGACCAGCTAAAAATGGATTGGATATGGGACTCAACCCTCGGGTTTACCTATAACGTCGCTCCCCTAACAACCACGGAATGTTTCTCGATTACATTCAACGCCTTCTTTCGATGTCCACTCGGGGCAGGTATTCTTCCCCTCAACCGATTAACGGTCTATGGAGCTGGTGGACGGACTTGAACCCCCGACCTGCTGATTACAAATCAGCTGCTCTACCAACTGAGCTACACCAGCGTATCAAGACACCCTTTTGAAGCGAATGTTGGAATCGAACCAACCCATAATTAAAATAAACTTTAATGCTCTAACCAACTGAGCTAATTTGCTAAGCAAGTTTGCTGTAAGTGTCTTTATTATAATGAGGAAGGTGGAGGTGGGGCTTCACCTATAACTACTCCTCAAGTATCCCCTACTTATCTGACTTTACACCCGCAGGCACGGTATTACCGTTCAGAGTTTATTGTCACGTCAGCAAGACAAGATGCTTTTCACATCAGTTATTTCCTTTATTGAAAGTTAAAATGATAAAAGTTACTGGCGGAGAAGAGAGGATTTGAACCTCCGGATCGCATTAAAGCGATCAACACCTTAGCAGGGTGCCGCATTCAACCGCTCTGCCACTTCTCCAAATAACAAGACGCTATCTTCAATTACAAGCGTCTTGATGCACTCAGCTTTAGGGACTTGTGACCCGTTAGTATAAACTAAGTAGCTTTCCATCAAGAGAGAAAGTATTTACTTTTCACTTACTCTTGGTTCTTCATCTGCAAAGATTAAATCATCAATATCCATCATATTAAACCTCCTTATTAAATTATTCAAACAAGACTCCAAATCAAAATTCATAGCTCAAATATTTGAAAATGTATTGCTGCGAGAGTCTTAATTATGGTGGCGGAGGGTGGAGTCGGACCACCTGTTTCTACCTTATGAGGGTAGCGAGATAACCGTTTCTCTACTCCGCAATGGTGCCCCGAGATGGACTTGAACCACCCACGCGAAGATCTTCAGTCTTCCGCTCTACCAGATGAGCTATCGAGGCATATAGAGCAGTTTTATGACCTGCTCAGGTCTATATCTTAATCAGCAAGAATAAACTTGCCGCACTTGCTGAATACCTGCACCGGCTTGCCGTGCAGCTCCTTGTCCTCCAGCTTATCAAAAGGACAAACAAACACATTGGAATTGCCGACGCGCTGCATCTTACCTCCGCAATTCGGGCACTTAAACTCCTTTTCCTTGACCTTAGGAGCCTTAACACCCATTGCCGCAGCCATCGCAACGAAAGAATTGAAAGTACCGTGAACCTGCTTCATAATATCTTCTCCTTTTCAACTATGTATGTGTTTCCTATTGTTAATGGTGGGTCAGGTTGGACTCGAACCAACGATGTTTCATAAGTCACGGAGTTACAGTCCGTTACCCTCGCCGCTAGGTTACTGACCCATATTGGTGATCCGCATGGGATTCGAACCCATAACCTCCTGCGTGAAAGGCAGGTGACTTAACCAATTCGTCGAGCGGACCATAAATGGTGATCCCAGCGAGACTCGAACTCACATTTTCAGCTTGAGAGGCTGATTACCTAACCAATTAGTAGATGGGACCATAATTCGCACTTCTTCTTGCGAAGCTATTTAGGAAGCGCGGCGTCACGCACCATTACCATTTTGTTGTATAATTACTAATAATAGGAAAAGAAAACGGTAATTCAAACTAAACCCTAAATTGGTTTTTAACAAGTCTAATCATTAATCTAATATAACCGAGAAAGAACCAAAAAACTTCTCTTTGGTGGACTTGATGAGATTCGAACTCACGACTTCTACCTTGCAAGGGTAGCACTCTCCCAACTGAGTTACAAGCCCATAGAAAAGATAATGAGCGGATGACACCATTATCTCACAACAATCTTCGTATCTGGATACCGCTGAAGCTGAGTTATCTTTAACGACAATGCTCAAAAAATGTCAAGAAATGTTGCTGGCGGCCCCGCTGGGATTCGAACCCAGACTTACTCCTGCAGAAGGAAACGGTTTTAGAGACCGCTGTGCTAACCATTACACCACGAGGCAATATCAGCAAGACACGAAAAATGTGTTTCTAAAAAGCAATTAAATACATTATTGAAGATTGCTGTATGTGTCTTATCTTTATCTTGTATAAATATTATATCATAATATTTATATATTTTCAAATGGTGCGCCCAGCGAGACTTGAACTCGCACGATCCTAGATCATGGGATCACAGGCACCTCAAGCCTGCTTGTCTACCTATTCCAACATAAGCGCACATAATGGGTTACTTTGCTTCTTTATATTTAGTCAGGCGTTTTCCACTAAGCCACATATCTTCGCTGCTTGTCATGACGCGCATTGAATGCCGGTGGTAGTTTACCCATTAAAATCCATGTTAACGCCTCAATGGTGCGGGATAAGGGACTCGAACCCTTACGCCATAGACACTAGATCCTAAATCTAGCGCGTCTACCATTCCGCCAATCCCGCATATAACGATGGATTTCTCCGCAGAGAGGGGAGCCATCACCCCGAGTCAACTCTGGTCTAATTCTGTTCACTGTCTAGGAAGACCAACCGCAGGCATTTCAGAGAACATCTTTAATTCAGTATATCGTTCATTGGAGTGAGGATCTGTTGATGCTTCGGCAATCTCTCCATACGCTACCTATTTCAGTTCCAGTAGGAGAACTTTCATTTTATAACTGGATGAAACAACCATCTGGCTGCCACGGTCAGACTCGAACTGACGACCATCCGGTTGCTTACACATCAGCTTACCAATTCTTTACTACTTCCTCCAATTCATAATCTTTTGCCCAAGTTATACCTCTAACTTGACCATTTTTGGTAGGAAGAATACGAAGTCTTTTATCTCCTCCGCACTCTTCGACAGGAATTAAATAACATTTCCCATTAAAAACAGTTACAAAGTAATCAATTTCTTCATTGGTATACTGATGATGAATAACCTTTCCATCTTTTCTGTTGCAACTGCGACAAGAAAAGCTAAAAGATGCTCCATCATCTTCTGTTCGTGATGTTTTAGCTTGAACCCTAATAAATTTCCCGTTTATATCTACAACGAAATCATAACGCTCACAATCTCCATAAGGGGTAAGAACATTATAACCAAGTTTCATAAACGCTAACATTGATTCAAACTCTGTAATATTTCCTTTGTATTTACTATTCATAATAGTTTCATAAAGAAAGTAAGGTCAGGTAAACGGCCGGGCGCTCTACCAACTGAGCTACATGGCATTATCGGTCTATTTGGTTTTCGGCGACCGACCGAAAGGAAAAGAGTCGATTTAGAGGCGCGCTCTTCTCTCGTTCTCGCGCGACCACAGAGTTAAGGCTACTGTGGTCTAGCCATTGGCTCTCACGGCTGCATTACCATCCAGTCTAAATAAAGTAATTCGTAAACTGGCTGATAGCTTTTGTACTTCAAGCGTCCAATTTACCGACGATGGATTTACCGTTACTATTTAAAGAAACAAGCTGTATTCTTACCAACTTTCTATATATATTATATAATAATTTTTATTAGAAATCAAATTTCTGTTTAGGCTTCTTCTTAGCAGGAATGGGGTATTCATTAACCTCAATTCCATGCTGTCGAAACCAATCAAACAATGCCCATCTTTCAGAGCAGGGGTTATCTGGAGCTTCATGTACAAGAAGAACAATCTCTGGTTCTTCTCCATTTGTCACGACTCTCTGCGCCATACTATCGAAACGCCGCATTATATCAGCGAAATCAAGAGCATCTAACTGTTCTCTATATCGCTTCATAAATAAGCATTTTGAATTATCATGGTCACAGTGTCCGCAATAACCTTCTCCCTCTTGATGATCCTTAGGAACAAACGGTTCTGCCCTTAGACCGTTCAAGACACCTCGTTTATCAAAATAAACATTACCTTGATACTTGTCATAGAACCACTTTGGATCCCACATAGCGGTTGATAACGCTACCGTATTGGGCTTCATAAATCTTACCGCATAGAAGTAAGAAATATAAAATTTCATACCGCACCAATCGCTTCGTTAATATCCGCCCAAGCCAGCTCAAGAAACGGAGCTACTTCATCGTTTACTGCATCATGGATAATCTCAGATGTCTCGAAGACTCCACCGCAGCAACCGCAAATGATTTCATCACGATAGCCAATACCACCAAGATAAGTACCGCTATCAGAGTTCCAGAACATAAGCTGAGTAGGTTTGTTAAAATACATATTTCATAACTTCCTTTCCTTATCTTGTATAAATATTATATCATAATATTTATACATTTTCAAATAGGACTTTATGTTGGCACCAAGGGTACGAGTCGAACGCATTACCACATGATTTGGAGTCATGCCTCAGTCCCTCTAGAGATTAAGGTTCCCTTGATATATTTTTCCCCGCATAGGTATCAGTCTAAGAATGACAATTAGGACATAAAAATCTTAAATTTTCAAGTCTATGGTCATCATTTACTCCATTGATATGGTCTAATTGCAAGCTAATAGGTTTGCCTAGCCATGAATCAATACCACAACAAGCGCATTTATATTCTAAATATCCCTCTTTTACTAGTCTAGATTTTAGACGACTAATATTATGATAAGTAGAATGTTCTACTAAAATTTCTTCAAGTGTATATTTTACGTTTGGAGAAGCTGATTTCTTTGTTCCAAAATGAGAAATATCACAAGACAATTCCTAAATGCGCTCTTTAAGAATATCAGTAGAAGAACCACCCTTGGTAGTTAATCCCAACATTCTCAAACAATCTGAGTAACTGTTTGCCTATGAAACAATATTACGAAATTCTTCATCAGTAACTTGATAAACTTTACTTTTTCTAGCCATATATAATGACCTCCTTTATTTGTTCACTATATATGAAAATCATAGAAACTTTCTTTACCAAGTTTGACCAATATTTTACCGAATCTTGGGTTCGAACCAAGACTATTGCAAAGCAATTTTCTACCTATTAAAATAATTCGGTATATAACCCAGTTCTTACGAGGAACTGGGGCGCTCTGTATTACGTCGGAGCCTGCGAACGACGATGCTCTTGTTCCCCAGCAAGAGTCATAGATAGCTTAGTCAACTTTCGCTATCAGCGCGTAATGCCTCACCCTCGTTTCCGGAATACGATAGGAATGCGCCACTGTATTGATTGGCATTTGGAGCGCCAGACGAGGCTTGAACTCGCAACATCCTGCTTGGAAGGCAGGTACTCTACCATTTGAGCTACTGGCGCAGATAAAGGCAAATTACTTTGCCTTTACATATACTTTTGCATAGCTGATACCTTCAGCATATGCCTGCGAATGACTCGATACTGCTAGGTCAATCTTCTGACCTCTAATTGCACCACCTGTATCTTCTGCAACTCGCCAGCCAATACCTTCAATATAAACCTGACTGCCGAGCGGGATAACAGATGGATCAACTGCAATCGTGCGACCTGCGGTTACAGATGTGCCGATCGCTGTACCTGAATATCCGCCATTACAAATTGAGCAAGCACAATATCGGGAAATGCGAAATGTTCCCAGATAAGTGCCCTTAGAATTTTTCGCTTCTTCTGCTTTCTTCTTTGCAGCTTCCTCAGCAGCCTTTTGCTTTTCAGCCTTGATTGCCGCATTATACTCTTGAGTAAGAGTAACAACTGTCTGGTTGTGCTCGTCCCACTTCGACTTGGCTTCTGTAATAATGTAACTGTCTTCAGTTGCACCAAGTTGTCGTGCACAATCAGCCATCTGATGTGCTGCATTTTTCATACTAATCGCGGTGTCCAGCTCAGATTTAATATCAGAACTGTTTCTATACGCCGCGCCTGCCGATGAAGTAAACACGCCCACTACGCATACTCCAACAGCAATGACTTTCTTTAGCATTACAAAATGCTTCAAGTTAATCACGCCCTTTGTTTTTGTTTCGTTGTGCCTTCTGGCATGGTGCGCCATCACGGGATCGAACCGTGGACCTACTGGTTAAAAGCCAGTTGCTCTACCGATTGAGCTAATGGCGCGTATTGAGAGATTTATAAATCTCTCAACTTCTATAAATATTATACAATAATTTTTAACTTATTGCAAATATTCCTTTACTCAATATAGATAATAAGGTCTTTCCTTACTTTCTATATATATTATATGATATTTTTTATTATAAATCAACAAGAGGAATAATCCAATTCGTCCGCATCCATAGACTGCTGTTTGCGGAGATCGCTAATGCGATAATTGATACTAGGGTAATAGTTACCAGAAAGATTTCTGCGCTTACCCTTATTGCGAGTCTTACTAGAACACATACAACAGCTACAATGAATTTTATTCTTGCTATATTGATGCAGGTTATCATAGTAAGGGTGCTCTGCGCCGTCATAGTACACTTCTCTAGTAATACGACGTTTGCGAATAGCTTTGCGTATACTTACGTCTCGATTATACGCTTTCGATCTCGGTTTCCGCATATCAATCCATCACCTCTCAAGTGTTGATACTAATAATGAAAGAGAGGAGTAATTGTTTTAATTACTCCGCCCATTTTTTTTACTTAGATGCCAAGTCGAGCACACAAATCTGCGACTTTTTTCTCATCATCTGCACTCAGCTTAGTCGGAGTTGAAGGCTTGCTCTCCCAAGCTGCTGCGTTTGTATCAACCTTAGGTGCAGCGACCGGAACGGCATCCGCTGTTACCGGAGTCTTAGGCATAGTCAAAGCAATGGCAAGCTGTACCACTTCTCCATTCGGACCGTCCTTCACGTTGATATAGAGCTTTTTATCTACCAGACCCACGAAATTTTCACCAAATGCTTCCTGAATAGTGGCAATAGCCGACTGCTTCGCAAGATCTCCACGTCTCTGTGCCATATTAAATCTCCTCTTCTTCCTCTAAAAGTTCTTGTTCCATTATTCTATGACAACAACCGCAATAAGCTGTTGTCCCATCGAAGTAAACTTCTTCATCTTCATATATTCTACGATAACAACTATTACAAGTCAAGAAATAGTCTTCATCCGCGTCATTCTCCGCGATGCACTTGTCACATAGTAACTTATCATCTCGTGTGATGTAGTCCTCGCCGCAGACCGGACAGATTACTTTTTCTCCAATCTTAATACCAAAGATATAATTAAAAAATTCATCTTCCTCTTGTTTATTGTCAGATGAGCAAATCATATCAAGGTATTTTTGTTGCAAAGAATCATCTATCGCAACAATAGGAGAATAAGAGCTAGATGAAACTAGATCACAGTATCCAAGATAATCACTTGTATCTACAATATCTCTCATATCGTAAGTGCGGCCGCCAGCGTTAATCTGATTATATGTCATTAAACGCTTGCCGAATTGACCCGTAACAACCTTAAAGCCATAATCCATTGGCTCGGTAAAATTCACTTTAAGCAAGTTAATTAACATTTCATGGGTCTCATTCAACAAATTAGACGATGTATAAGGATATTGTCTGTTGTAGTATACACAAGTGTGCCTATTGGTATGAATAAGCATACGCCATTTCTTATCAAACCACTCGCAATCTCGTGGAAGACTATGGAAATGCTTCTTCTCTCCTGCAACGTAAGCTATAAGAGTAGTATTATCCATCATATAACTTAGATTACCACTTCTATAATCTCCATCTAGTGACTGACAAGACCACCAGTTAGAACCATTTTCTGAGAGAGTTAAGAAATCACGAGGATCAACAGAAAGATATAAATATCCTTCAATTTTATTTTCTTGAATATATCGAGATGCCATATCTTGTGCCCAGCGCACTGTCTCTTGATTAGTTAAAAACTTCTTGAATGACTTAAGCATCTTTGCACCTTGCGGAATGTGACAACTTGGATAAGGTAAAATTACCTTATTATCAAAGAAGCCATCTGCATTAACACGCAGAAAGGTTTCAAAATCCTCACTTAAAATGCCATTGTCATCAAGAGTAGAGATAAACTCATTAAACTTGCGGGAACGCTGTTCTGAAGAGAGCACAATCTTGATTGGATGCTCACTTCTAACATATGTTTTTCCCTTAAATAAGTCGATAAATGGAGCTTTAGCTTTGCGCCATTGCTCCATCATCTTAGTCGCGTCCACATCAAACGGAAAATCCTGTGAGTGAACGATAATTGCTTCAACTTCCTCTTTAAGCTGATTATAAGCTCCAGTCAATCGGTGTTCCTCCCATGCTAGTTAACAGTGTATTTGCGGTAGAAAACGGCTTGCTTCCTCTAAAAGCCGGAGTTCCACGGCATGGTCGAGTTGCACTAAAAGGACTGGGGTGCGACGATAACACATAGGCTTTCTTAATTAAATTTTCCTTTACAATATGTTTGCCATCTTCATAGACAGCCGCACAAGAAATTAAATCATTTAATAGATCCTGTGCATTGGCTCCCCAAAGCAAGAATACTACCGGCTGCGGCAGTTTCGTTGCAGCTTGCAAGACAGATTTAGTAAACTTATCCCAACCCCATTTTGCACAGCTATTCGCTTGATGCTCATATACTGTCAATGATGTATTGAGAAGCAGAACACCATTCTCTGCCCATTTGGTCAAGTCACCATCCTCAGGTTTCTTAATGCCTACATCCTCTTCCAACTCTTTGAAGATGTTTACCAACGAAGGTTGTAGAGGATTGCCAGGAGCAATAGAAAAAGCTAATCCATTAGCCTGTCCTGGTGTGTGATATGGATCTTGACCTACGATGCAAACCCGCACGTCTTCAGGTTTTGTTAATTGTAGCGCTCGAAAGATTTGATCCTGCGGCGGATACAACTTTTTACCATTATCTCGCTCTTCCTGAGCATGAGCTTCTAACTCTGTTGCTAGATACAATGCTTCCTAAGGAAGAATTTCAGACCACTTAGACATTAGAAACACTCCTTTTCTTCTTATCTTATAAATATATTATATTATAAATTAAAAAGAAAATCAATTAGATCTTTTAATTAGATTAAGAGAGTTTTTAATGACAGTAAAGTAGTTAGAACATAGATGACAACTTCTATTAGGCTCTTTACAACGTTGCCCGCAATTAAGTCTATGAGAAACAAAATCCTCTCTAAATAGAAGATTATTGATGTCATAAGGCAAGTTGCTCATTAAATTTTGTAAGCTATAATTAAATGTACCTCTGTTGTATATAGAAAAAAGTGTATCTTCCTTGTCTGTATTCGTTTCATTAAAATCAATTATATCTATTGAATTATAGAATTTAAGGTCTTCGGGGCGAATAAAGAAGTCATTAGGTTCTCCTTTTGTTAGACTACTATTAGGAGACATAGTCGGTGATACACGGATTTTAATATCCTTTTTTCCTGCGGCGATCTTGTCCATTTGAAATCCGAGCGGGCCATCAATATAAATATCAGAGACACCTAGATCTTGAAGTTCTGCAAATGTTTCCCAATCTGTAGCCGGAAAAGCCAAGTAAGCATGATAACCTTGAGCAAGCAAATCGCGCAGAGTATCTACACGTCCGCAACTAACAGTATAATTATCGGTAATCTCTTTTACTAGGTTGATTTGCTCTTGTTCTTTAGGAGACAAAGTATCGCCTTTTGTAATAATATTAAATCTTTTATCTGGATTATCTTTAATAAAGTTAAAGATAGCACCTAGTCGATTAATAGGACACTTAATTTCTTGAGCCTATTGTTTATATTTAGAATGATAATTAACACTAAAAATCATATATAACCCTCCCTTTTCTATTATGATAGCATAATAATCGTTAATTGTCAAGATATATGAAGCTAAGTAGATTGACAATTTTAATTGATTTTATTATAATAATTATAGAAGTTAAAGATAAATGCTTCCTCTTTAAGTCTTTCTTCTAATAAAAAGAAAGCTCGATCGAATGATCGAGCTTTCTAATGGGGTTTTTACTTAGGCGAGCTTGCGGTAGCAAGACAGCTTCTTGGTCTTACCGTTGACCTCAACAGACTTAACTTCCTTCTCTGCCAGACCTGCGCGGACTGCCTGAGTCAGACGAGCAGTTACCATCTGGTCGGAAACATCTTCATCACCGATTGCCTTAACAATCTCCTTAATGGTCATAAAGTCCTCAGTGGACATGAGGTCGAGAATATGAGCACGAAGCGCATCGCCATCTTCACGCTTAGCCTGAGCGCGCTTAGCAGCAGCCGCGGCCTTATTGTCGAGCAGCTCAATCTCGTGGTTAATGAACTCGCGCAGGGTATCGCAAGTCATATCCTCATTCTCAAAAACGATGCCTTCTGCCTCGATCTTATCAACAATGTCGAGCAGGGTGCCGAGGTTCTCACGCTTGGTAATCTTCTTAGAGTTAGTCATATTAGGTTCTCCTTTTCATCTTTTGTTGTATTTATTATACGAAATTTTTTCTCGAAAGTCAAGAGTTTGTCAGACCGTTCCTTGTTGGAAGGAGTGTATCGAAGTTTTTCCTTTCCCTTACTTTCTATATATATTATATACTATTTTTCATGTTGTTGCAAATTTTTTTTCGAGGACAGGCAACTATTTTAGATGCCCAGCACGCCGCAAATCGCGGCTGCGGTGAAACCGATCGGACAAATTGCGTAAAGAACTTTAATAATGCCAGGTTCATCTTCTTTATTTACAACCACGCCAAAATCTGCACTCCATATAACAGCGCAGATAATGTTGCAAATGATAGTAAATTTATCCATTGATCTTGAACCACTCCTTATTGATAGCTTTCTGACTCAGGATTTCCGCAAGCTGCGCGGGCTTCTTCATATGGCGATCATCGCCATCACGAAACTCTTCCCAGCTCAGCAGCAGGTATTTAAGATGCTTCGGAGCGTCGTCCGGAAAAGTGTCAGTGCTAACGATATACCAGCCAATGCCGACTGCATAGCGGGCACAAGAAGCCTTTAACCACTTTTCATCGGTCGAACGAGCGCCACGAATAACGAGAATGGGGCCGTTATCAAAACCACGAGCGTGCTTCAGACCATCCCAACCCTTATCCTCATTTTCCTCGAACTTTTTGCCGTAATTCTTAGCAAACTCGGCATCAGTATACCAGCGTACAGAACGTACAGTGCCAGTCTTCGGGTTTTTCACATCTACATAATACTTGCCGTTTTTGATATACTGCTCGCGAACAACAGTAAACTCCTTAAAGCTCGGTGCTACCATAATCTCTTATCTCCTTTCAGTTACCAAGAAATTTTAATGAGGATGCTATCATACTGCGGAAATACATCGCACAGGTACTTTCGCACACACGCTTCATCGCTCGGAAAAACCTCGTCTTCCCAAACGTCTTTGTAGTAATACTCCTTGAAGCAATCATTCGTGAAATCTTCGGGGAATAATACTTCTGGAATATAGAGGTCTAAGTCGTACTGTGCTTCGATCTGCTCTTCGAGGTCATTAGAGTCGATCACAGGCTTCATTTCAACTTTCATATTTACTCTCCTCTCACTTTCTATATATATTATAATATATATTTTTAGAAAATACAAATAGATCAATAAAGGCAGCTATCAATCTTTTATGCGCGTTTATTCTTTTTCAGGCTTGACATAATACGAGAGCCAACTTTCTAGTTCTTCTTGATAATGGTCGTCGACTGCTTCATCATCATAGTCAAAACCAGAATCAATGAGGTCTTTACGACAATCATCCCAGCTCATAAGACCATGACAACCTTCATAAGATTGATACTCTTCTACCGCAAGAGCATAAGCATCTTCAAGTGCTTCATCCATAGACGCATAGTCCTCAGTCATCTGATAGTTAGCTCCACCGAAACCACCAGATAAGCCTGCATAAATTTTATAACGCATTTATTTACTCCTTTTCCGGCTCGATTTTGAATTCCATATACTGAAATTTTGGTATTGTCCATGTAGGCTGAGAGCGATTATATACCTTCCAACCTTTTTCTGCCATTCTTACAGAAAAATTATGTATAATCTCATCTGTTCGATCGATCGGCAAATTTGCACTAAAGACTTCATTGCCACTAACAAGAGAATAGAAGGCCTTGAGTTCAAGAATATCTTCATAGGCGTTAGCTTGCGGGAACAAATCTAATAGCATTCGTTACCCCTCTTTCTTGTAGTCATACTCAATATCGCGAAGCAGACGACCCAGTTCATCGCCATTAGGTTTATAACCATGCTGCGAGATAAACATAGTCTGCGCAAACAGAACAGCCAGCTGAAATGCTCGGTCCGCAATCTCATACTCCTTAATATCTGGAGTGATGGGGAAGCGATCTTCGAAGGTCTTTTGATGCAGAGATACAGAAATGATTGCATTTTTCATATAGATGAAACCCTCTTTCTTTCTTTTCTATATATATTATACAATATTTTTATAATATGTTCAAAGAGAATAAGAGTTCGCGTTATAGCGAACTCTTATCTTGGTTTTTATCTCTTAAGAACATATTAGAAGGGCTCACGACCGCAATTGACACTTCTTGTTAATTCACGACCTTCTTCATCGCAGAAGATACGATCTGCGTACTCCTCATTCTTGTATTTTCGGAGAACTTCGCGTGGAAGAGTAATTACATAGTCATCGAGATGGCAAAATTCAATATTCTTGATTGCTTCAAGGTCTTCATCATAGACATCTTCAAGCAACTTTGCAGCTTCTCCAAAGTCAGAGGCAAATCCCATACCTGAGGTGAGATAGAATGTATCGTTAGACGCTTCGTTGGAAACAACTTCGCTAGTCTTCTCATGACAGAGAACCTCGTATAGAAAAACAAATTTATCGTTCATAAGACAATCTCCTTTCTTTTTCTATATATATTATATAATAAAAATATATAAAAATAAAGCCTCTCTTACGAGAGGCTTTTGGCGATATTATGGTAGATTGATGAATTCAAATTCGTCATACACATTTGGGTAATAAATACCTACCCAAAAGTTACGCTGAATTGTTTTGCGGTATGCCAGATCAGTATTCCAATCCTGGATCTGGTTCATTAACTCCTTCTTACCAATGTCGTTATCATTGTCGTAGAGGCAATTATCTAGCTGATAAGTTAATGACTCATATTGTTTCTCCCAGGTTGTAATAGAGGCATCTACTCCAATGTAATTACATGCTAATACAATAGCGCTGATGGACAATGCCAAAATGGAAAGGACACACAAAAAACCGCTGAAAAAATGTAGATCACTAATTTCATTGGTGCAGAAAACGATTAATATGCTTGCTACGAATAAAGCAATAAAAATAAAGAATAACATATTTCCTCCTTTACTTATCCTGCGGCGTGAACACATTAGCGAGCGGGTTAGAGCCGCCCATCATCATGGACATCATCATCATTTTGCCAAAGTCACTGTTCGAGCCAGAACCAGAGTCCTCGCCCATGATAGACGACATCATCATAAACGGCATCAGATTACCGAACGGGTTGTCCGCAGACGGCTGCGCTGCGCCAATATTCATGAACGAAACTACCTTGGTCACGAAATTGAAGCCAAAGATATTGGTCACCGGTACTACAACCTTAGACTCGGAATTCAGAATATCAATGCACTGGATATTCTTCGAGTCATCAGCGTTCTGAATGTACATAGGCTTGCCGCAGTGCATAATCATATCGCCAGCCCGCAGGTCTTTAACTGCAACCGGCATCTTATAAATCATCTGCTGAAAATCAAAAGTAAAGCCAGTTACATTGATCGTAGAACCAGACGCGGCATTGTATGCCAGATATTCACCATCCTTATTGCGGACAGCAATACCATACGGACTTACGGCTACTTCCTTGCCAGTGAAAGGACCAAAATCAAAGTTCATGTTCGGCATTTTCATAGTATTATTCTCCTTCTTCTCGTCATTATTAGCGTTTTCAATATAGTTTTCAAAGAAAAAACTACCAAAACCACGGTTGCTGTAGCTAATTTCGTATTCCTGAAATTCAAACCAGGTTCCATCTGGATTAAGAGCTGTTACTTTGAGTGTAAGGCAACCTTTCAACCAAACGCGCACTTTATCAGCTCTATTAAAGGCGCGCCAAATATCATACGGAATACGCTCATTATATTTGTTCTGCTTAATGCCATTCTGAAAACTAGTCAGAATGTTGCGGAACTCTTCTTGTGTATATGTTTTTTCGAATGTCATTTTATTATCATCACCTCTTGTTTAATCGCTCAACCAGTCAAGAATAATAGGGATTTCAACCTCACCCTTCCGCATGAACCCAATATTTCCGTCGTGGAGATCTCGGATAAGATGTTCGCCGCAGAAATCTGCGAATTTCATAAACCTCTCTGCGCCGTAAACATTGACAAATGCCTCCAACCAGTTGAGATTGTAGATACCTACATTCCGCACAGTTTCAGTTGGAATGCCGAGAACAGTTTCCTCTTTATAACCCCAAGGAAGGATTGTACAGGAAATGGTGCTGGCAGGGGTAACAAGAGGCTGAATCTCCATATAAGTCAGCTCGAAGTCACCACATTCGGGATTATGAACCCAAGTCTGCTTATACGAGTCGTAGTAATAGCGTTCAGAGTTAGTATCATCTAACTCATGAATTGCCATAGGGATCGGCAGCTTGTGGAAATAGGTGGGAACAAAGAGATCTTCAAAGCCTGCTTCTGCCGCGTCATTAAGTAGTGCGGCTTCTGCTTCAGTGTCGTTCTCACAAGAGCAGAACTTCATTACGATGTCGTCAGAAGCGTGGTATGCTTCCTTGAAGGAGCCGCAGCTAAAGCAATGAAAGGAGTCTGCGGGAGCCGTACCTGCGTCGAAGCATTCACCGAGAGCTTCGATTGTATTTTTTACCTTTTCTGCTTCTACCATCTGGCATTTTGGCTCTTGATAAGTGTTGATAACATCGAGAAAAGAGCTTTCAATATCCTGTAAGAAATTACAAATCTCGGACGGATAGTCATTAAGACCTCGAACGTTGAGCGTTTTTACCATTTTCTTTTCCCTCCCTTTCTTATATAAATATAATAACATATAATTTTATTATTTTCTAATAAGCCGGTAAGGTTGGTAAGTAATACGGAAGATACGAAGATGAGACGGTAATCGAGAATTTCGAAGAGATTCTCATGCGGGTTGGCAGAAAAACTGGAAATAAAATTGCCATCCCGCGGTTCCTTTCAATGATCGGTTGAACGGCCAAAAATTTAACACTTTTTTTTAACATTTATTAGAACCGATCGGGTAGCAGCCAAAAATTTAACACATTTTTTTAACACTGGGTAAAAGTTGTTAATTGTTTAACAAAAAATTTTATGTTATAATAGAGGAGGTGAGAAAATGGAGATTCAAAAAAATTCTCGGCAAATGCCGAAAAAAGAAGAATATACTTCCAATAAGGCTTATAGTGATATTGTATATGGATGGTTGCAAGTGCATTCTGAGTGGGATAGAGAATAGGGTATTCGTTGGATAGACAAGAAAACTGTGAATTATTCTGCTATGGCAGATCAATTAGGCTTAACAAGACAGACTGTATCAACTAAATTTAAACGTTTGCTTGATAAAGACGATAAAGGAAAAGCTGGTTTAGGATTAGTAATCTTTAATGCAGAATTAAAGAGATATGAATTAATTCAGCTATCAGCAGATATGGCCACACTAATAGAAAATGGCACTCTACGTATGATGATTTCCGCGTTAAATGAGAATACTATCAATATTTATATTTATTTATTAAATAGATTTTTAGCGAATAGAGAGTAGCCATTTGAGTTTACTTTAGATCAGTGCAAGACTTTTATTGGCAAGGGTGTTGGTAGTCATAGTAATAACTATATTATAACAGATATTTTATGTATTCTTGCTAAACTTGATTTATTGCAATATGAGTTGGTCCAGAGAACAGATGGAAGTAATGTAAAAACTGTTTATAGGGTCACTTCTGTTAATAATAAGATCGAGTGTTAAAATTTTGGCGCATAGTTGTTAAATTTATAGTACCCGTATAAATAGAAATAGAATAGACGAGATTAAAATCTCTACGAGCTTCGCTCTCCGAGATTTTAATCTCTTTCGCACGCGCTTAGGAGGAAGTTTTATGATATTCAACAGTGGTGATTTGATTAGAAGGGTTGCCGCAGGAAGTAGAAAAGATTTTATGAATTTTTATAATCCAGAAGAATATATGGAGGTAGGAACTGCATTTATTAGATCAAATGGCGACCTTTATATAATTTTAAAGGATGGAGTTCACAAAGTGGATGGAGGATGATGCTTAAAATTCGTGATAATGTTAATATTAATAATCTCCATGTTGGAGAAGTGTATATACATTGTAATAGATACCCAATTACTTTCAGATTTTGATAGGAAGGTTTTAGAAATTTCGATTCAAAAACTCTTACGGAAAAAGAAGAGCATTTTATAAAGAAGTTAGTAGACCCTAAGCCTGGAGAGTTTTTAGATAGAGGGTAGAGAAGGAAACTTTAGCTTTATGGAGATACAGGGGAAAGAGAGTCGTAAGACTGTGGAATTATAAAGAAATGATGAGAGTGTGTTAAAATAGTGAAGTTGATTAAAATGTGAGAGAAATAGGAAGGTTGCGCGCCGATCGGAACTAGCCACACTTTCCTTAATGCCTCGTTACCGATCTTCGTAGCTAGCTTCCCGCGAATAAATATAAAAAAAAAGAGAGGACTAAGTCCTCTCTTATCTTTCCTCTTGTTTATTAGTGGAACATCTTCAGAAACTCTGCGAGTTTCTCCTCGTCCGGATCGGGTTCCTCTTTCTTCTCCTTAATATCTTCATCAGAAAGCAGCTTATCCAGAAACTCAATGCTCTTGTTGACTACAAGATCAGCCAGCTCATCCGGGGTCTTATGAACAGTCTGCTCTGCAATCTTTGCGGTATGAATAGCAATATCATGGCAGTTCATAATGTCCTCGCCAGTCCACTCCGGATGCTTATTAGCAAGAGTCATCGCGAAAAGAGTAGCTGCGGAGTTGACATTAAACTGGTTACGAGAAACAGCGCCATTGAAAATATACCGGAAATGATCCAGGACGCTAGCGCGTTCCTCGACTTCCTTATTCTTCTTATTTACTTCCTCCTGAGCCTTGTTGAGGGCATCAGTAAAGGCGTTTGCAATCTCCTTAGTAGACATACCAGACTCCATCTGAGCACGAATCATTTCGTTAATATCCATATTTAATCACCTTGGTTTTACTGCTTGTAAAACCATTCCTTTCTTAATTTCTATATATATTATATAATATTTTTTAATATATGCCAACCCGATCGGAAATGGAGATTGAAAATTTTCTCTCCGGTATAGATTTTTGCTAGGTAATAGCATTTGTGTAGTTGACTACAGAGAATTTGAAAGAGGAAATATGATTACTTAATGGATTTAAGATAGATTTTCTTAATTTTTAAATGAAAAACATTAGATTATCGTGCAATATAGCAAGAGAAAAGAGTATTTTATCTCGTTTTTAGTTATTTTATAGCTAGAACCGAGGTGTTTTTATATCTTTTTTTAATATAATAACATATTTTTATTATAAAATCAAAAGGAAAATAGAAATTGCGGGACCGATCGGGTAAGCTGGGCCTCCGCATTATCATTTTCTTTATTCCATCTTCCTCTTGTTTTGATCTGGACCCGATCGGGCATTCTGGAGAAGCGCTATGATCAACTAAAAATTTGTTAGCAACAAGCCAGTGAAGTGGGCTACAGGTAAAATGAAACTAATAAAGCGAGTCTTTGGTGGGTTGGAAATAAAATTGGACTAGAGAGCCACTTTCGGGAAAACTGGCGGCCATATGGAAAGCCGCTGGATTGAACAAAAATTTTGCATATGGTTCCGATCGGTGAAACTCGGGCCGGGTCGCCCGCGACCGGCCCGCTATTATACCACACCCGCAGGCGTTTTGTCAATAGGCAAAATACACAAAATCTCGATCAATTTTATAGATGGTATGCACAAAAAAAATCTGGCTCATTCGAGCCAGATTTCATAGGTTTTGCGAATGGTAATTGCAACCTTTTTTGGTTTCTTCTTACAGAAGAAACGGTCGTTTCTTACGAACTCGCCTACTTCTTCTTCTTGCCACTTTTCGCGGGTTCTATCCTCATACCTTAAAGTGTTGTACTTTGAGAGCTTCAACGAAAAGTCATACTCAAACGCGCCATCACTCGGCATTGTAAAGTTAGGACTTTTTTTATAGTTTCTGGTATGCTCCTTTCTCCTGCGGTCGAGGTCGTTAGTCGTTCCAACCTTTAGGATATAGTTGCCATCTTTGTCGATATAGTGACCAACATATAAAAATTCTTTTGCCTGCTTTGCCGTTGTCTTTCCCTTCTTTCTGGAAGGGGTGGGATAGAGTTCCCACCCTATCCCTATTTACTTCTTAGGCTTGCGCTTCTGTACAAGCGTTAACTCAAAAGTTTCGTCACCTACCATGAACGAAATCTGCCGTTCCTTGTTCGTGATAGCAAGGTTAGAAACGCTAAAGTTGCTACCCTTTTCCATGAAGTCCGCAAGCTCTGCAATCAATCCGCCCTTAGTTGCGTTCGGCTTGCGTTCACGCTTATTGAACTTATATACAGTCGGCGCTTTGCGCGTGCCTGCATGAGCGAACTTCTGAGCAGCTTTCAACTTGTCGGGCGGTAAGTCGTATTCCGTCTTTTCGCCTGCTTCAACTGCCTTGTCATATGCAAGAATATCTTGCGCTTCTGCTTCATCGGGGAACACCGCCTTAATCCGTTCAAGACGTTCCGCATCAGTGATACGCTGTGCTATAATAACACTTCCTTTCTTAATAGGTGGGTGGGGTTTTTACGCCCCACCCTATGAGGGACTTAGGCGAGGTGGAACAGGGTCTTGCCCTTGACTTCCTCGCGTGCTACCTTACCGGCATTTTCCAGCTGGCGCATGAGGGGCGCAATCTTCTGGGTGCTGAACTCATTCAGCTCCGGAACGAGCTTGATGACCTCAGTGCAGGTGTAACCCTTCTTCTCTTCCGGCTTGTTAGCCAGGAAGTCACAGATGAGAACCTTATACTTCTCATTCTCCTGCTGGGTCTTGGTGGGCTTCTTGTCACCGCTGTTCTTGCGGGCGAGCAGACCCATCTCCTTGTCGATAAACTCGACTGCCTGCTCTACGGTCGTGCCATAGGTAACGGTTTCGCCGTTCAGCAGAGCCTTGATGTCCTCGAAGCGCATAGCCTTGGTAATACGAGTCTTGTTCATAAATAACTTCCTTTCTGGTTTTTCGGACTGTCCTTGTCCCTTTTGATGTATTTATTATATCATACTTTCGGCGGTTTGTCAAGAGGTTTTTTGAACTTCTTTTCAAATTCACTGAAGTTTGATACCGAGGTGTTGTTCCCTCTTTGTACTTCTATTATAGCACTTTTGAGGGAGCTTGTCAAGAGGTTTTTTGAACTTTTTTCGGAAGCCTTTCGGCGTTCTCCTCTCTCACTTTCTATACTAATTATAACGCCTGTGACCCCGAAAGTCAAGAACTTTCGTTCGTCAGATCCCACAAAATCGGGAGAAAAAGCGGATCGTTTTTTGTGCAAAAAGTGCATTGATTTTTTTGTGCCGGGGATGTATAATGAAAATTCGGCCCGCTGCGGTTGTCAGCGGGCCGCTGATGTCAAGAGGGCATTCCGCATTTGGGTAAGAAAAAGAGGTGGAAAAATCCACCTCTTAATCAAAAGCAGTTATCAAGAAAATAGAACAGGTTCTCATCCTCAATGGGAACATTTACCAGATAGGTGTCTTCGCCGATGTAGTCATAACACCATCCCATGCGCTCCACAATCTTCATACAATCGCGCTGTCCCTCTTCATTCAAAACCGACAGATTAAGTCTTTTAGTTACCATTTTATTCTCCTTTCAGCGTGTTCTTTCCTCTCAAACAAGAGAGGAAAGAACTTCCAGCAGGTCAACTTCCATCGGGTTAATCGTTTCGCCCATGTGCCAACCATCGCGCACCTTTTTGTTATCATCAATGAGGATTGCGGGAGCGTCTACAATCCGGCGGATACAGTCGGCTTTAGTCGTGCCGTAGGCTACAAAGTGGCACTTCTCAGCGGGGAAGTTGTACTTTTCCAACCACGACTTTTTCGCCTTGCGAACAGCCGTCTTGTATTCCTCGGTGCTGTTCTTGCTGAGCCAGCTAATCACGCGGATTTCATAGCCGTTTGCGCTCAGCTTCAAAAGCACCTCGCGCAGCTTTGCCATATCCCACATGGGAGCAGCTTCTTCATAGGGCGAAGCATCTTCCGCCCGCAGCTTGTCGAGCCAGTGAGGAACAGCGTACAGGTCAGCAATCGTTCCATCCATATCAAAGCAAATCATTTTCATTCTTTTCAAATCCTTTCTTCTTTTGATATATTAAGTATAACAGATTTATGCTTGTTTGTCAACCCCTTTTTTCAAGATTGGGGAGATTAAATCTCCCCGAACCTAATTACCGGCGTTTCCCGCAGGCTTGCGGAAAACTCTCGCTGAAAGTCCGTCATGGGCGGATATTCTCTCTTGTTCTCAAAAAGAGCCTTTCGCATGGGTTTATGCTGTCGGAAACAGTACCACATGATTTGAGTTTCGATGAGCACATCTTCAAGTCCGGTATGGCTTTCCTCAAACTTGTTATCACCAGAAATGAACCGCCACAGGATTTCAGCGGTCTTGCGTACCGCGCCATTTTTCAGCAGATAGCCGTTCTCTTGACAGAACTTCTTATAGGTGGGCATTTTGCAGATAACATCTTGTGCCATCTTCATAGTGTCCCAGATTTCCACACTGTCGAACGGGAACCAGTAACGGTAACGGCTTGCTGTGGTATAACGCTGAGTGACATTCAGAGCGTTATAATCAAAGCGTGCGTTATGAGCGGCCACTTCCTTAATGCCGTACTTCTCGATCGTGTCGAGCATAGCCTTGCGGATTTCGTAAGTGCTTGCCATCTGGCGCTGACCGCTTGCGATTTCCTCGATATAGCGCGGAATTTTCCAACCGTAGTAAGCAGACTGCATAAGGTCACGCGCACCGCAGAAAATATCCCGATTTACATAACTTGCGGTTTCGTAGATGTTGCCCTTTGTATCAACTACCGCCCAACCGCAGTCATATACCAGAACGTTTGACATATCGAGCTTATCGCCGTCCTGAATAGTGTTTGCGGTTTCGGTATCTACTACCAGAACATAGTGTCTGCGCTTGTCAATCTTTTCCATTTTATCAAGTCCTCTCTGTTGCTTTCTGTAATTATTATATCATGGTTTATAGGGTTTGTCAAGAGGGAAAAAAGATTTTTTTCTTTTTTTTTCGGATTTCGGTTCATCGCTTGAACTTAATCGAAGCCTTTAACCTCTCAAACCGTTCTCCCTCTTGACAAGTATTATTATAGCAGGTTTCGGGATCATTAGCAAGTAGCAAACTGCACAAATTTTAGAAATAAAATTGTGCAACCTGCATACTCGCGTAAACTCGGCTCGCACTGGCCAAGCGCGAGCCGCTCAAAAGGGCATCGTGCAAGTGATTAGAAAAAACTCGGTGGATTTCTCCACCGAGTTCCTTTTGCTTAGTTGAACAAGGCGTTAAGCAGCACGCCAATGTTGATTTCCGACTTGTCCTTTTCCTCGTCGCTCTCTGCGATTTCGATGGCATGGGGATTGAGCTTGTGAAGCATATACATCACCATCTCGTCTTTTCCGTCACGGGTCATCTGGACAAGGGTTGCCAGCATAGCAGCGTCCGCAGCACTGGCATCGAGACACTTCTGCGTCATTTCATGGATTTTCAGCAGGTCGTTGCACTCCATCTTGTTCTTTTCGTTCATCATAACTAAGTACCTCTTTCTTATTTTTCGTTCTTCTTGGAATAATTATATTGTATCATGGTTTTAAGGATTGTTTATTTTACCATTTTCCTTTCTCTTGTTAACCCATGAGATTACGCGCCCATTCGTTGATAAATGCCATCGGCAGGGTGACGAGATAGACAACCCACTGAAAAAGTCCTACAGAGCAACAGATGAATACCGCGAGAGCAATCCATGCTTTCTGCTTTATATCGCCACTCTGCCAGTTGCGACGTACCGCCGAGGGACTGAAAAGAGTCACCTCGGGGTGCTCATTGAGGCAGTCGTACCATTCAGCAATATCTAACAGCTTTTCTTTCATCTTGTTACTTCCTTTCTTTTACGGAATGAACAGTTCAGCATCATAACACGGGCAAACCAAATCTTCATCACCGAACTCATCAAAACCACCAGTTTCTAATGACACCGCATTAAAAGCGTCACCATAATCCGTTTCGATGGTTTCGGTTTTCATGTAGTGTGTATCATTAGAGATGAAAACCGTGCCGAGGCGAACCTCAGAAAACTTTTCTTCTTTTGCCACATTACGCTTAATCTTCATAGTATCAACTCCTTTACTGTACCTAAAGTATACCACAAACCTTGTTGTTTGTCAACCCCTTTCTTAAAGATTTTTGCTTTCCGCAACAAAATATTTTGCTTCATAGTCATCAGCAATAGCCTTGACTTTTGCGCTGTCTACCTGTGTAGCGCAGTAGAAGTTAAACAGCGTGTGCTTGTCGCTTAACTCAATGTAAGAATGCGGAACATCATGCAAGTCAAAATCAATAGCGTCTTTGTACTTGGTAGGAACTGTAAGCTCTACTTTCCAGAGCTTATCTTTTCTTGCTTTCTGTTCGCCATACTTCACGATGAACACACCCACAAGATTACAGCCCGCGGTTACTGCGACTTTCTGCCACAGAGGGAAATCTGCGACAGTGTAAATCAGAACGATGTTGTAATAACCGTAATAGAGGGCGGAAACAATACTTGCCACCCACGGCCCAGACTTGATGGTTACAATGCTCTTGATGGTAGAAAACACTACATTAACGATCGAGAGTGCAACAAAAATAATTAACAAATTCATTTACTATCATCTCACTTTCTATAATAATTATATCAAAAAAATGATAAATTGTCAATAGGCAATTTTACTTAGTGGAAAACTTTTTTAGCGAACATAATAATCGGGCCATCGTAGCAGTTGCACCACTTGTCAAAAATTTCCTCTTTCTGCATAACCTCGATTTCGACACTCGCTCCGCGCTTGTGATACCATACGCCATTCTTTCCGCGCTTTACATAGTGGAAATCACCATCAGAGGAGTGACGGAACAAAATCGGATATTCATTTTCTTCTACTTCATCAAGAGAAGAAATAACGCGCAGGTCTGCGAAATCCGCAAGCATACACTTAACGGAATACATCGTCTTAGAGAGAGCTTCCGCATAATTATTAAAATTGTAGTTAAAGAAATCTTCACGCGGACAGTACCACGAAAAACAGCCAAGAGCAAAACCACCGCAATTATAGGTACGGCGCGGAGTATTGCGGACGTTGCGCTTATTAGACAGATTAAATTCATCTTCATACTGAGAGTTAGTTTTCGGAAAAATCATAGGTCTTACCTCCTTTTGATGTACTAATTATACCACCTCACGCGCTCGCGGTCAAGTCTTTTCGGGAAAATAATCTTCGTCAACTTGCACAAATATTCGGATCAAAAATTAGTGAACTTTACTCTTGCTAAAAATTCGGCGCGTGGTGACCCACAACGCGCCGTCGAAGTTAAAGGAGACTCCGTCAAATTGCACAAAAAAGCGGCTCGATTTGAGCCGCTTTTCTTACGGAAATTCAATTGACTGCTGGCAGAAACAGGGCGGATTACTGGAGTCAACTTCTACACTGGTCTGAACTTCTATCTCATCTGCATCCTCATAATTGAAAATTACTTCAATTGGGCCGACATTCTCGAAGTAATCTTCAAATGCTTTGCGAATTGCTTCCATGTATTTAGCCTTTTGCTTTTCTTTTATCTGTAGGATTTGCTGTTGAGCAAGAGTGATGATGCTTTGCAAGTCATCAACGCTTCTGCGCTCAAGAAATTCTTTAGCTGCTTGAATGTCCATTTTTCATTCCCCTTTCAGCCATTCCTTTAACTGTTCGGCACATTCAATGCAATCAATGCCCTGAATATCTTCATCATCTTGACATTTGAAATACAGAGGGCAACAAGCGCAATCATTAAATGTTTCCACAAAGTCTTGCAGAATAGTATTAAGTCTGTTTTCGTTTACCTGCATACCATCAACCTCCCTCTTGATGGTTTTATTATATCACAAAGGACTTGGTTTGTCAAGTCCTTTGTGATAACTTTTTTTAATCAGAACACGCGGCGGCGAGATACCGAACGATCATTGTAACTTCTGCAATCCGATGGCTGTGAGAGCAAACATAACCGTAGCATTCACCATCACACAGGATAGGATAAACAGTATAGTTTTCAAATTGCGTCGGCGTGCAGAAATCTTCCCATGCGTCCGGAACAAATTCCGGATAGGACTTGC